TTGACGCGGCGCGGATTGACGCGGAGGGAATCAAAGGTATTATCGACACCGCCGAAAAGGAGGACAGCAAGGAGGGATAAGGTTGACCGACCATGCGAAGCGCAGACAAGCGGTGCATAGTGTCGGCGATACTCAGGACATAGCGGACGCTATTGACCGATGCAATCTCAAGCCGGAGTACAAGCGGTTGCTCAAAATACTGTACGTTGACAACGGCTGTCTGGAGGACGTGTGTGAAGCGGTAGGGCGTGAGTATACCACCGTCTCAAAATGGCACAAGGCAGCTCTTGCGAAGCTCGTATACATCTTACATAAGTCCGGCAAGTTGTAAGCAAGTTAAAATAGGACTGGATTTAGACTGTTTTGGTGCTATATTTGGACTGTTTGAATTTGCAATGTGCGAAATCTAGTTTGAAAGCAAGTTATAGGCAAGTTAAATGCAAAAGTAGTGCAAATAATCTGAAAATCTCTTGAAAGAAAAAATCTCTCTGCGATGGTACAATGGTATCAGATACAGAGAGATTTTTTGTATGTCTTCGGGCGGTGCGCAACGTTCGGTGATAAATATATTTTCGGAGGTATTTGAAAATGGCTGAATGGGTAGCCGGAAAAGGCACTACTGCACTTGGCATAATCGGAACAACTCTCGGCGGACTTGCTGTCGCTAACGGCGGCGCAGGAAACATTCTCGGCGGTATTCTCGGGGGCAACAGACAACCGTCTGACACTGCCACAATCGCCGCTATGGCTGCTATTCCCGCGCTTATGAATTCTGCTTCCAACAGCGGGCAGCTTGAAGCGGACAGAAAAGTCACATCCTGCGAGATAAACCTCATCCGTGAGAATTACTCAAAGGATATGGAGATAGCTCAGCTCAAAGCAGAACAGTCAACGGACGCGAAGATTCTCGACCTTTACAAGTGGACTGACGGACAGATTAAAGACCTTAGAGAAACACAGAATGCAAAGTGGACTGAACAGGCTGTTATCAATGCAACTACCACCACCGGCATTACTACTCTTAAAGGACAGGTTGATTCCGTAACCGCTGCCGTGAATGCAATAACTCAGACGGTAGTACCGCAGAGAGTTATCTGCAACACAGGCTGTGGAACTTGCAGCGGCAATATGTAAGTAATGGATTAAACAATCCGCTCAATACAGATTCAGGGAGGGCGGCAGCTCTCCCAATTTTTTATAACAAGGAGATATAAATATGAATTACAGAATGATTCAGCTCACAAACAAAAACATTCAGGCGGTTGCCGCCAATGCTCTTATGCCGCTCGGCAGCATCACAAGGCGCGTATGTCCTCGTACAAACTGCTGTCAGACATTTGAAGTGACAACTTCCGGCGCGGACACAGTGAATATCACTGAACAGGGATATTACAGAGTTACATATAATGTATCTGCCATTTCTGCCGCTGCCGGACTTGTTTCATTCTCACTCAACGTCGGCGGCACATCGGTTTACGTAGGCAGTGCGACGGCTGCGGCTGTGGGCGATACGGTCAACGTGACAATACCGTTTATGGTTCGTGCGTTCGGCAACTGCGCTTCTCTTCCCGTTAATCTTCCTCTTGCAATTCAGGTTGAGAACACCGGTGCAGCTCTTACATCAGCAGTATCCAACATTATGATTGAGAGAGCTTATTGCTAAGGAGTGTGCGCTATGATAGTTAATGTACAGCAGATTCAACGCGGACTGGCAAACTATATCGATACCGAGATTGCTCAAAAGGCTGTCGGTGTAAAGAAATTCGCGGTGTACTTTCTGATTCCTCAAATAAATCAAAAGGTAACGGACACGATAACTTCACTGACAAAAGATGATATGTTTGCAACGCTTTTTGATGAAAACGGCAACATCGACCTTGACAAGGTTTACAATCAGGCGAAAGACGCGATTCACAAGACGGGGCAGATAGAATTTGCGGGTATTGTCTTCACGGAGAACGACATTGATTCGCTATACAGATACATCAGCGCGGGAGGACAATAAGATGACAATGAACATAAACGAATACAAGGAAAAGCTCCGCAAACGTCTTGACGAATATATGGACATGCCTGTAAACGCTCACAACATAGAGATTATATCGGACACTGTATCTTGTCTTGACTGTCTCGAAGACTACGAACGCGAGATGAAAGAGTACGGCAATGGCGAGCGTATAGGACGGCTCACAATAGATGATGCCGAAGAATGGACACACAGCATGAGAAATTCCGACGGCTCACGCGGTGAACACTGGAATTACGACCAGGCCGAACATGTACGCAAACAGCACGGCTATGACTGTAATCCTACGGCGTTCTATGCGGCTATGAACATGGCATACTCGGACTACTACAACACAGCACAGGAATTCGGGCTTAACAATCCTGACTTCTACGCAAAAATAGCGCATGACTTTCTTGATGATGAAGACGCGGTTTCAAACAAGATTGCAGTTTATAGAAAGTATATCGCAAAATAAAAAAACGGGAGCTGTAAAAAGCTCCTGTTTTTGACTGTATGGAAATTATTGTTAATGATTTGTTGTCTAACTTGTTGTCTTTTTGTTGTCTCGGGGTATTTGTAGAGAATAAAAATATTGTATTTCGCGGAAATGCAAATACAAAATTTTGTAGTATTTCGGTAGCTATTACACGAACATTCGATGTGTAATAGCAATTTTACTATAAATAAGCAACAAAAAACTCTCGATATAGCGAATATACCGAGAGTTTTGTCATCGGAGTGACTGGATTCGAACCAGCAAAAATTGTATTGACAACTCTCTTTTTCTCGTTATAGCTCACTTTTTCTATTGTTTTTCTTCGTTCACAATTTATTTTGTTGTCTTTTTTGTTGTCTCATCTAATCGAGAGAAGTAGTCATTCATTGCGTTATTGATTTCAATATCTTTTTCTTTTACCGATTCTTGGTAATGCTTGAGCATTGAATTTGTGCTGTGTCCCATTCTTTCCATTGCGTATTTATCAGGTACTCCGAGTGCAAGCATGATTGATGCATAGTAATGTCTCAAACCGTGGAAGGTACAGTTGAGGTTATACTTTTTTCTTACGTGGGCGTACATTTGTGTTATCTGATTGGGGTTGTACATTTTGAAATTATGTTTGTTTGAGTAAACATAAAGTCTTTCTGCCGCCCACTGCGGGATTGATATAACTCTTTTTCCCGCTTCGGTTTTCGGTTCTTTGAGTTCAAATATGTTGTTCTCGTTTCTTGTATATGCCTTGTTTACATACACAAGTCCTTTTTGATAGTCGATATCATTTTTTAAATCCAGTGCGGATATTTCCCCTCTTCTCATACCGCACACGGAAGCGAGTATAATCGGGACTTCGCGCGGGTCTCCTTTCAGCTCCGCGAACATTTTCTTTATTGTCGTTTCGTCCGGCACTTCTACGGGTTTTCGCTTCACGCTTGGCAACAGCACAGATGGGGCATATCCTTTTCTGTACTGGCGTATTGCCGCTCCGAACAGTCCCCACCACAAAGAGACAGACTTCGGCGAGTGACCGACAGCGGCTTTGTTTATCTCCTTTTGAATCATCTCGTCTGTCACGGAGTAAAGCTTAATGTCAACCAATCCTTGAAGTGCCGTGCGCCTGTATGCCTTGTATTCGCGTATTGTCTTGGGTGAATATCCCGCTGTCTCTCTTGCGGCTATATACGCGTCTACAGCGTCTCCTACGGTCATTGTGATGTTCGACGCGCTGTGTCCGTCCATTTCTTTGCCGAACTCCGACGCAAGCTTTTCCACTTCTTTTCTTGTCGGTGCGCTTAGTCTTTGATACCTCTTCTTTCCGTTCTCGTCTATCCCGGCATAAACGAGAATTGTCCATCCGTTTTTTGTTTTCTTGGGTGTTGCCATGATTTTATTCCTTTCGATTTTTGTTTCACCCATACAGTCAAAGCTATTATATCACCGGCAACTGGAAAATACAACAGCTTCGTGCCGAAAACAATAAAAATATTAGAAAAGGCAATCGAGTATTTCATCGACTGCCTTTTTCTGTTTGGAGGTGTTATTAATCCTTTGGCGAGTATTTTTTCGCTTGATTGATTATGACGCGTGCGTAAGTTTGGAAGTCGACCTTGTTGTCGCAAAGCTCATCCATCCAATTTGACTTAGAAGAATATTCGGGTTTGAGCTTTTTCTTCCAATACGCCTTCGAGAATTCGTATGTCTTCTCAAGCGCGTAGAGCTGCTGTGCTGTGTTCAGACTTGACCACTTGTAATTTGACGGAAGTGCGTTTGTAATCTTGTAAGCAAAGTCTCCTGTGTTTCTGATGTAGTTGTCGAATTCTTCAAGTGTCATTTCGTAATCTTCTTTATTCACACTGAACGTAGCGTTTGCTTTCGTTGTGGGAGCTTTGTAGATTGCGTTTTCGTAATTGTCGAGTTTCTCATTCTTTGCTTTTTGGTAAACACTTGTTACAAGTTTTTCAACTTTCATATTCGGAACGAAAGTGTTCAGGTCGTATTCCGCTTGCAGTGACACATACCACATATCCGTGCCTTCTACTATCTTCGCGCCGTGCTCGGTGATGTACTTATTAATGTTGTTGTACGGCACACCGAACGCTTTTGCACCTGTCTGAATGGAACGAAGGTCTCTCAGCATATACGAATAGGCTTCTGTGTCTCCGGCATTGTACGCTTTCGCCATGATGTCATAGAAGTTCTTGTTCGTTCTTGCGGTTACGTTACCGAGGTTGTAGTAAACTTTGTTGAGTTCCCACTGTGCCACATAAGCCCCTGTTGCGTCTACAGCTGTTCTTGCTATAGCTGACAAATCTCTTTTAAGAGTAGAACCGGGGATGCCGAGAATCTGTGCCAATGAAGCTATCATGTCGGTGGCGTAGTTCGCCTTTGTTTTTTGGTTTTCATAGTCTTCTTTGGAAAGACTGTTGAAAAAGTACATACCGTTTCCTACTAAGTCGGCTACTGGTTGTAAATCCATTCGCTCTGGGTCAAAATTGTTAAACTTGTTTGCGATTGTATCATAAATTTGAGCGATATACGGGACTGCAAATAAACCGTCAGCGACGTTAGAAGAGAATATGTCCGTCCATTTTGTTTCGCCGTCGGCTTTAATGCCTATAAATCTTTCCAAAAATTTCTTTGCGAAGTCTTCGGGGTCTTTGGGCGAATCGTGTCTCCACATACCGATGAGAGATGAGACTATAGGCTCAAGTAACAAGTTCGAGATAACATAGCAGCCGATAGCGTTTGTTAATTGTTTTTTCGCTCCTGCTTTGCCGTTTCTGACGTTTTCCGCCGCTGAGATGAGTGTTGCTGCGGTCTTTACAGGTTCGTTCATGAACGGGTACAGCGTCTTGAAAAACCTATTGGTGCTTATCGGTGCAGTGTCGAGAATCGAATCGACAACCTGTGTCTTGCCGATAATCTCATTGAACTTGTTTGCGACGTGTCTGTTAAATTCATCGGTAGACAATGTATTGCCGTATTTTGCCTTAGCTTCAAGTTCACACGCTTTCCACATACGCACCCATGTGATTTCATCCGCAAATTCGGCGGGTCTCATTGCAATGTCTTCGGCTGACTGCTTAATATATTTGGCTTTATTATAAGCAGATTTGAGACTTTGCTCGTCATAGGTTTCTCGTGTGGTAGTTCCTATTCCCGTGTCCGAATATCCCAGTGACTTAATCACGGCAATACCGGAGTATTCGTTCATGGTGTTCAGGATTCTGTTGTATTCCTTGCTTTGCTTAACTATGTTGTTTACGCCTGGTCTTATTTGGGCATACGCGGCGAGGGTGTATTTGGGGTCTATGACAAGCCACGACCTTACGAGAGACAACGGCTGCTTCAATGCTGTCGAAATGTTAGCCGAAACTGCCGCTTTCTTCGCATTGTTGGAGATGAAATTGAGAACCTTGTTTGCGTTCTCTCCTGTGGTGCGCTTTGGTTCGTTTCCGTTAATTTTGTCGATGAAGTCCTGCATATACTTTACGCCATTGTTACCGTATGCTGAACTTAGCGCACGCTTTAATCCGTTGGCGTTGAAGGCTCTTTCCATGCTGTTGTTGAGCGGCGCATATGCTGAATAAGCTGACATATCGTTTACGTGCCTGTCTGCTATATCGAACACGTCTCCAATGACTACGGCGGCGTTAGCGTTTTTGTTGAGCTTGTGGGTGAACGATGAGTTCTCTATGGTATGCGTATCTGCGAGGTTTGAGAAGTTTGTGTCTCGCAGTTCGCTTGGTGTGCGAATCGGGAAGTAGTTGCTGTCTTCATAAAGCCTGATTCCGTAGAGCTGCATTGAAGCTTCATTGCCCCATTCCGAACAGTTTTCCGATAAGAACTTTCCTATGCCGTCTGCTATTCTCTTGTCGTCTGCTGTCAGCTTTTCCATGAGTGTGTTATATGTTGCTTTGTCGATAACGTAAACTTTGCTTGTCTCGTTGTTTGCGTTTGTGAATGCCGCTCCGCCGTTTTCAAGGTGTCTGCGACCTGCCGCTCTCTTCCATGTGAGATACAATGACATGAGCTGATTTTTCGATACTTTTACGTCGTTGCCATGAATCTTCACATCAATCAGGTTCTTTTTCGCCTGTGTGCTTCCGGAGATGGTGCTGTAATTGTCTCCCAGAAGCTCGGACATATACTCTCCGTACTCCTGCTTCATCTTCACCTGACGCGTTTGAGCGTTTCTGTACCAGCTTGATATTTCCTTGCCGGGTTCTCCCATCGTCGAGAAGAACAAGTCCGCTGACATGAAACTGTAGCCTACTCCGTCAAGCAGCTTTTTGAACTGGCTTCGCTCAAATCCGGTCTCACCGATACGTGTTTTGTGACCGGAAAGTTCGTCAATCCAGCTCTTCGCAAAGGTTTCGGCTTCGACTTTCCTTGTTCCCGTGAAGAAGTCATTTGACTGCTTGACGAGGTAGTTCACCATTCTTGTAAGGTCTGTGACAGTTCTGATATAATCGGCATTATTAGAAGAATCAATTCCGCTGTTTGGGCTTTCGTTAGCAAGCTCGGTTAATTTGTCAAGTTCAAATTTCAGTGCTTCTATCTGCCTTGTTGACCTACCCTGATACAGTTCCGAATCAGTTGTGAATTTGCCTGACAAAGTGTTGATGACCTTGGCGGCTTCATTGTTTATTTTCTCACGCTCTGATTGTAGTATTTCAGTTATTTCTTGAGAAATTACGGTTTTGCCGTTCAAGAGCTTTGTGTTGTTCAAAGATGTGAGGTAACTGCCGACTGCCGCTCTGAGATTCTGCGGAATGTGCTTCTGCTTAGTGGGATTTGTAAACATCTCATGCAACCTGCCTATTTCCTTGAGAGCTGTCTTTTGAGCCATGTTTACATTTTTTCTTTCCACCTTGTTTGTCAAGCGTTCGATTTTTCTGTTTGCTTGTTGCAGCTGCTTTTGTTCTTCGCTGATTTGGCGCGTGAAATCTCCGTACATTTTAGTCAGTTCGGCTTGATTCCAGTCCATAGTTACTTTAAGCGTGGTTTTTGCGTCGGCGGCTTCTCCCCTTGCTGCGTTGGCTTCTTCTGCAAGGCGTTTGTTTTCGTTCCGCAGTGATTTGTTTTCTGCCGCAACTGTAGGCTTGGCGTTTTCAAGGTATGCTGCTACAAGAGCGTCCGCTATAGAGTTTACTGTTGCGGTGTCTTCACCTTCTGAAAATATGTCTGTGTTTTCAGAACTCATGTCGTAATACGGATGTCCGGGAGTTTTCTTTAGCGAAGACTGAACCTCGTATATCTGCTCCATCATCTCTCTTGGGTTTGTGGTGCTTTCGTTGAAAAAGTAAGGATAGAGGTTGCACAGTTCGCCCCACAGCTCGTCTACTGCCATACCGTCGTTAACGCGGAGCTTTAATGTTCCTCTTGCTCTCTTGTAGAAGTCACTGTATGCTTCTTTGCCGAAGTCGTCTTTTACAGCGTCGGTCATCTTGAATTTAAGGCTCTTGATGTGGTTATATGCATCGTTGAACTCATCATACAGCGGGTTTGTGTTTTCTATGCGGAACTCGTTGTAGAGGTTCTGAGCCGTGACATTTGCCATTTGACGGACTTCATCTCTGTATGCGGCGGGTGTTGTTGCCTTTGGGTGTTCGATAACCTCAAAGAACTTTGTGAGCTGTTCGTTTACCTGAGCTGTCGATACGCCGGGCATACCTGACGCTATTTTCTTTGCTACTGCGGCTTTTGCTGTCGGAGAAACGGCTTTTGCCTTTCCTCCGAGCGGTGCGGTTGAGACGAGCTGTCTTTCAAGATATGCCGCTCTTTCTGCTTGGCGGACTTTCTTCTTTTCCTCTGCCGTCATTAGCTCTTTGGAGTAGCGTATGTCGCCTTTGCCTTTGTCGAATGTCCCGATGTTGTCAACAGACTTTATTTGCGTCGGGTCGAATGCTACGTACATTCCGGTTGCTTCGTGCAATATTCCGTCGTAACCTTTTTCTCTCAATGCATCTGTATCGTAGTTATCGGCATATTTCACTATGTACGGATTCTTTATATCGAGATAGCATTCCATGACGTTTCCGACCGCCACTCCGTTTTGGTATGTATAGCCTTTCGCGAAGTCTTTGGAATCCGTGAAATATATTCCTTTTCCGAGTGCGCCGTTGCTTGGTTTGAATTCAGTGAAGTTTGCCGTTGTTCCGTGATATACAACTTTAGGCGTGCCGTCTGTGTTCACGACTTTGCTTGACGGTTGAGACTTAAAATCTTTGTCGTAGCCCTTGACAAGTGCGTACAAATCGGATATACTGATACTGGTAGTCGATTTATCCTCGGTTAAGCCTCCTTTTTGTGAGAGAACACCGCCAGATAAATCGGCTATTTTTTCTATATCTTTTAATTCATATGCTCTTGAGAACGGTTCTCCGCCTTTATTTGGAAGTGCTTCTTCCACAAAGAGTTTAAGCAAGTATTTTTGTCCGTTGCTCTCATAAACTGTATACAAACTATGCATGAAAGCTGTGTTCTGCATTTTAGTATTGCTTGACTTTTCAGAAATGTTTGTGTCTAAGTATATAGAGTTTTCTACTACACTCTGAATATCGCCTAATGCAGACACGGCAATTTTGGATTTAACAGCGTGGTTTTGGGTTTCTCTTGTTAAAGAACTCCCCCATGAAATGTCCCTGCCCATATCTGTATTATGCGCCCGCCCGGCACCGCTATAAGAGCTGCCACTTGCTTTGACGGCTTTGTATGTCCCAGTATCATTCTCACGCCAGTCACCGAACCATGCACGGAAGAACGGAGACTTTGTGCCGAGTTCTGAGTAGAACTTTTTCGCCCATTTTTCGGACTTCTGAATATCCTCTGATGTAAATTCGAATATGCTTTTTCTTCCGATTGAACGGAGCTGTTCTACGTCGGCTTGCGTTATTTTGGAAGAGGTGTCTGTGTCAAGCTGCTTCGAGAATCTTACGTCGGATAGCGTGTTCAGAACTTTCAGCCTGTCCGCTTCGTTGCCGTTTTCGTATGTTTTGGTTTCTATTCCGGCGTTATTCAGTGCTGTTGTAACGTCGGAGTTTATGTCTGACGGAACTATGGCATACTTTACTTCGTCAAGCCCTACCACTCTTTCTGGCTTTGCTTCAAAGATGTCAACCGGCGCGGACTTGATATCGTCTACAAGTGCCTTGAAATCTGCTGCTACTGTCGGAGTGAGCTTATATTGAGTAAGGACTTTTTTTATGTTGGCTTCGGTATTGTTCCTTGAAGCTTCCGCGAGAACAGAGCCTATTCTGTCCTGCTCGATGAAACGGTTGTCGATTCCGCTCTCCGCATCCATTATTCTGTTTATGATAGCGGACAAACGGTTATCAAACTCATCCCATGCAGCTTTTGCTTCTTCCGGGGTTCTATGAGCAAGTCTGCCTTTATCGGCTCTTATTTCATCGAGAGAACTGTACTCTGCTGCGCTTTCCGCACGGATTGTCTTTGAGCCGACAAATACTGACGTTGCGTTTTTGGTGTTGCCGTCTCCTTGTGACTTCATCGAGAGAACTATATTATCAAGCGTGACGGGATAATGTGTTGCAGAGAAAGGGCGTTGATTGCCGTTGCGTGTATACGGTTCTTTGCCGTTTGGAACGCCTGACTTTTTTTCGCCGCCGTCAAAAAGGCTGTGAAGCCATTTCAAGTAATCCTCTTGATTTACAGCTTCTTTAATAGCGTTGTTGGTAGCTTCTGTATCTACTTCTGATTTTACAGTTTCAGCACCATTCGCAAGGTAATTACGTGCTTTAACCATCTGAGATAACAACTGCGCTTTAGTCATATTGTCTATCGCGTTTTGTGCTTCTTCTGAGGTAAGTCCCGACTGCATCAAATAATCGGTGTATGCGGCTTTGAAAGCATCTCCGTGTTCGCTCATCCATCTCTTGCGTGCGCTTATGGGAGATTCATTGGCTTGCGGACGCATTTCATTTACAGTATCTGCACCGAGCTTATCAATAATGAATTCAGACTGTTCTACCTGTTCTGACGGAAGTGTAGTTTTTGTTTCTTTGACAACAGAATCAACAGTTTTTCCTTGTGTGTCGGCAAGATAAACCTGCATCATCTGCGGATTGTTGCTTTGCTTTGAGATTATACCGTCAACACCGCCGTCTGTATTGAGCTGCTCTTCAAAGTAATTTCCGTAAGGATATAAAGCGGAGATTTTTTCATGACCGAACTTTCCGTAAAGCTCATAATATTTGTCGCGCAGTTTATCTGTGACTTTGCTGTTTGCTTCGTATTCTATCTTGGGGAATGTCGGTGTCCATGCATCAGCCGAATAAACCTTGTTGTCCGGGTTTGCGGGGTTGATTGTATCGGAAGCGAATACAAGAGAGATATCTCCGAAATTGGAATGACCCACATCGCTTCTTGCAATTGCAATAGACGGCATAGCAAATCCACCGAGTTCATATGATTTCATGAAACTGTCTGCTGTGAGATTGTGAATTGCGAAAAGTCCGTTGGATTCATCTACATTCAGCTCCATAGAGAACTTTCTTCCATCGGGAGTGTTTCCTATTTTGGAGTTGCCGTTTTTAATCTGTTGCTGAATAGCCTTGAAAGAGCCTGTGTTTTCTACCTTTGCGTCGATTTCGTTTCCGAGAATTTCTCTTATTTTGTCGGCGGCTTTCTGATATTCTCTTGCTTCGGTTTTGCCGGTTATCTTTGCAATGAAATCTTCAATCTTGTCAAGAATACGCTTCCAAAGAGGGCGATTGTCTTTAATCAGCTGAGACAGAATGTCCTCGTTTTTTTCTTGATTGAGAAATTCCATAACATAAGCCGCAGTATCTTCATTTACGTATTCGTCAACTATGCTGTTGTATTCTTCCGCATGAGACGCTTTGAACTCATCTGCAACAATTCTGGCGGCATCTGCTTCTGATTTGCCCATTCCGACAAGCACCTTGTAGCGCGAGAGGTTTGTTGAGGTTGCAATGTATTCGTTTATCTCATCGGCGTAGTTTTCTTTCACAAGGCGCGTGAGATTGTCGACGGTGGTTGTGGTTGTTCCATCAGCAAGCTTTATTTCCTTGTTGAAGACTTTTGATTCTCTTGCGGCTTTTAGAATGTCACCCACAAGAGAATTGTCGGCTTTTGCTGCATGGTGGGTAAATTCATGGACGATTTTAGAGCCGATTATTGCCTTGCCGTCTGCGTAGGGAGAAACATATATCCTTCCTGTGCCACGGTTATAATGAGCCATTCCCCACACGGATTTACCGTCATCCGTCAACGGAGTAATGCTTTCGTCTATTTCAACATTCTTTACACCGTACTCTTTGAGAAGCGTTTCTATTCTCTTTATGTTCTTTTCGAGAAGAGGTTTGTTTGCTTTTCTGATTTCACTATCAAGTGCGCGGATATATTCTTTTGTAGACGCGTCTGCATTAGAACCTCCGCTTTTTGCGTAAACATCATGGACATAGTCTACAGCACTTCTGACATTGCCGTGAGCCTTGATAATGTTCTCTGCTGTCTCCTTTATGTTCCTGCCTTCGTAAGTGCTACGGATATTCTCTGCGGTTTCTGAATGGTATGCGCTGTTGCTGACGCGCTCTGTGGTATTTGTTTGGGTTTGCTGAGCTTCGGCTGTCGCATTCGCCGATGTATCTGTGGCTGTAGTTTGAGTATTGACTTCCTGCTTTACATCTTGAGTTGCCGCTGTTTCTGTATTTTCGTCGAGCTTGAGACGGGCGTTAATCTCGCTTCTTTTGGAACGTAGGTTTTCGCTGATACTCTTGAGTTGCGGAATTACAGTGTTTGTGTATTCAAGTGCTTCGTTGGCTTTTTGTTTTTGAACTGCCGCTGTCTGCGCGTCTTCCGATATCTGACCGTCCTGCATAGAAGCAATACTTTCAGCTGTTTTTGCCACTTGATTCTGTTCTATTATGAGTTCGTTTACATAGTCGACGGTATTGTTTACGGCGTTATTACTGTTTCCGCCATATCCGGATTCTTTGACTGCATTGACAAGTTCCGAGAGAGATTCTGCATCGCTTGTCTTATGCGTTCTGATTATTTCCTGTGTTTTCTCCAAAACAGACTGATTGTTTTTTACGATGTTTGCGGAGTTCTCGTTCAGCTTTTTCTTTACCTCTTCTACACCGCGCTTTATATATTCGGCGTTTGCTTTGTCGGCTGTTTCTGTTTTGGAATCTGCTATGACTTCATCAGCACCTTTTGATATTTGGTCTGCCATATCGGAAATGACTTTTGCGTCCTGCTCCGAGCTGACTCTGCTTGCCGCTGTGGAAAGACTGTTGACGGTATCATACGCGGCGCGGTTGACTTTGTACTGGCTGTACGTTTTGGGAGTGCCGAGAATTGCGGCATTGATGCCTCCGAGAACACCCTCATATACCGCTGAATCAACATCAAACTCATCGTCGGGTTTATACGTCAATCGCTTGTTAAGCGTAGTCAGGTAGTTCTGCCCGGTTTCCTCCAATCCTTCTCCGGCTATATTGCCGCTCGCCTGAATGATTGTTTTGGCGATTGGAGTTTTAGTGATTGCTCCGGCAAGCACTGACATTGGTTTGTCGAGCAAACCGAACGTCGCGCCACCTATACCGCCAATCACAATATCACCAAAGCCTTGGTTCAGAAATTCAAGACCGGCGAAGTCCGCTGCCTGTCTGTCGCTTGCACCCTCCTCCTTGGCTTCGCGGTATGAGCCGACCGAGGACTGCGCGCCGAGCAATGTAGCACCTACTATTCGACCGGCTAAATCACCAGCCAACTTACCCGTAGCGGCTGACATAGCAATCTGCGGAGCCATTCTTGCCGCGTTGCTTGTAACGTTCTTTGCTATTTGAGTAACAGAATATTTTCCCTTTTCAGCCTGCTTTGGGTGAGTTCGTTCTATTTCATACTGTGCCGCCGCGCTTGCATCCTCTGAAGAGTTTTTGTTAACATAATCCGCATACGATTTTTTAAACGCGTCACTCCACGCACCGGCAGTATCGTTTAACACTGCTTTTTGTGCTGTCTCGTCTCCGCTAATTGCACTGGTGAGCTGTTTCACGCCCCCTAAAACACCTGCGCCTATGGCGTTTATGCCGCCCACCATGTCTTCCCATCCTTGTATGCCTGCATTGTGCTGTGACTTGTAAACATAGTCTATCGCATCAGTAACATCGTTTAAGTCGTTCACCACAGGTGAAGTCTGTCTTTTCCAGTTGAGTTTCGCTCTTTTTGCGGCTTCCTCTCTTTCGGATTCCTTGAACCTTGCTATCTTTGTTGTTTCGGCAATGGCTTCTCTTTCCGCATCGCTTATTTCCGATGGAAGTCTTGAAGAAGTAGCGGAATTCACGGCTGACTTTACTGCCGCACCTATAGCCTTTCTCTGCGCATTGAGCGCATTTACATAGTCGTTTTTTCTGATTACACCGCTTGATTTTTGTAAATAGTTATTCAGACTTTCGCCGAGATTGTCGTATCTTTGCACCGAAGAAGAGTTTGACAATGCGCTTGATGCATTGCTGCTGTCAGTTTCTTTCTTCTTAGAACTTTCCTCAAGATATTTGCCGAGTTCTCCGAGTTCTGAGTTCTTATATTTCTTTGTCGCCATATAATTACCTCATTCTGTTATTTTCTTATGCCGATTGACGGGTCGTCGCTTGATATTCCGTACTGGCTCATATATTGATTCAGTTTGTACCTCGGAATAGTTCTGCCCTGTATGTTTACTGTATCAAATATATTCGGCTTGCCTTTGTCGCTGTTCCAATAATTTATTTCCTTGACAACCTCACTTCTGGGAAGTCCGTTTCTGATAAGGTAGTCTCTCAGTTCATCGTAACTTGTTACTCCGTCCGGCGCGTCTCCGTTTTCAATATTGTAAATTATCGTTGTAATAATATCTTCTGTTGTAGAACCGTCCTCGCTTCCTGACGCACTTTCGGAAACCGTTCCGTCGCTTGATACTGTATAGCCGAGCTGTTTAAGAAGCTGTTTAACGTTACTGCTTACTTTATCCGCGTCTACTTTGTACTTCGTTCCCTCAAGCGTTCTGTCAGATGCGTACTTGTCGGCTTCTGCCGCTATTCTTGCCGCTTCAAGGTCTGCTGCCGTTGCTTGTCTGCCTGTTGTTGCTTCAAGTTCTGCTATATATCTCTGCAGGTCGGAGTTCATCTGCGCCTGTTTCAGCGTGGTGTTGTTGTTCTCCTTGTTCATAGCGGCTTCAATGTCGGTCACATACTGATTGATTCTGTTCTGCTGTTCCTGCTGTGCGAGGGCTGTTGCGTTATTTACCGCGTTCTGTCTCTCTGCTGAATCCGTTGCATAGATATTCGCGCCTGTCGCGAGGTTATTTGAATTTATTGTACCCATATTGCCGAGGTGTCCCGTCATGCTGTCGTAGAGTGCCTGCCAGTTGCCTTGGTTCTGATTAGCCTGTGCGAGGGCGGCGTTCATTCCGGCGTTAGTGAAAGCGAGCTGCTGTCTGTTGGCGTTAGCTGCCGCGTACGAATCTATATTACCGCCGTTTGTTGCGCCTGTGTCTGCGTATTCACCCTGCGCGGCGTTATAGCCTTTGAGTTTATACTCGCTCATAATCGGCTCGTAATAGCTCTGCTTGGTTACGTCGAAGTTGTTGAGGTAGTCGAGTTGGTTCTTGCCGGTATTATAGTGGTCTGTGTTAAGTCCGCCGATAACATTTCCGTTGCTGTCGTACTTTATCTCTCCGTTCAGAAGGTTATCGGTATTGGTGAACGAGTTCAGTATTCTGTTCACGGTATCTGAAGACTGCGGATTCTGCGCGTTATTAATCGTTGTTGCGGCGAGGTCGGAATAGAAGTCCTCATAGTCCGGCGTGGGTGAATATCTCTTTAAGATATCTACGGCTTGGTCGTAGTCCACTGCGTGAAGCTCATCTGCTACGCTTCCCATGCCGTTTCTTACAAGGTTATCGTAATACTGCTTTGCCTGTTCGTTATATGAGCGGTAATTCGGGTCGCCTGTCGCTTTGCCTTGGTTGTATCTCGACTTCATGTTGACTACTCCCGCTACATCATCGTAGGGGTTATACTTTTTTTGTTGTGCCATTAAAGACCTCCGTATAAAATTATTAATTTGATGTTGCTTTATTATATCACAAAACTATTAAGCAATTGTTTCCAAAATACTACAAAACACCGCTCAAAAGACGCGAGTTTATGAAATATTTCTAAATTCATTAATATTTTGTATATTGCAATGTATAGAAAAAGAACCGAAACTAATCGGCTCTTCTCTCTCTATTCCTTTTTGCGCAGGTATTGTGCGTTTTTTTGTATTCTGTGCCAGTGTTCCGAAAACCATGCGTCAAACAACGGACACTGCACGGTGCATATACAAGCGTTCGCTTTCTCGCTGTCTCCTTTGAAACGACAGTTTTCTCTTCCACACGGATAATCGGGGAACACGCTCTGCATATGCTCGCACGTTTCTATGCACTCTATCATATGCACCTCGCTTTAAAAAGGCAGGACTTCCGAATCGGGGTTTATGTCCTCGAATACAGGTGTGGTGGTGGCTGTTTTCGGCTGGGTGTATGCGTCGGGAATGTAGCTTGACTGCGGAGCGGCTTGCGGCATTTCCGACTTCGCGTCAACGAAATGTGCTTCGTCAGCGACAATTTCAGTAGCAAAACGCTTCTGCCCCTGCTGGTCAGTCCATGTTCTTGTCTGAAGGGTTCCGACTACGCAGATGGAACTTGCTTTTCTGAAATAGCGCGTGATGAATTCAGCCGTCTGTCTCCATGCGGTTATATTGAAGAAGTCCGCTTTAGTTTCCTCTCCGTCTTTGCCGGAGTAACGTCTGTTGACCGCAACGGTAAATGATGTTACGGAAATTCCTGACGGCGTGGTTTTCAGCTCTGGGTCTGCCGTCAAACGTCCTCCGAGGATAACGCGGTTAAAATTAAAATTTGCGATAAGTCAACACTTCCTTTCAATTTCGACTTTACTCTTCAATGTTGTTCAACACTTCTTTAATTCCGAACAATGCTCCGTAACCTTCGCCGTCACCTGATGTGATAATCGTTTTAACTGAACCGTTAATTGCCTTTACTGCTTCTTTCTGAACGTCAAGTTCCTTATCGCGGAAGTATTCATCTGTAAAGGATTTCTGCTTTTCGAGTTCGGCTTCTTTTTCAAGCCTTGCCTGTTCAACCTTTGAAGCTGCTATTTTAAGTTCTGCTTCCTGTGCGGCTAAGTTGGCTTCTGCTTCTCTCGTGATTTCGTAGGCTTTTGCGTCCGCTTCTGTCTGTCGCTGAAGCAGTTCCTTTTCAGACTGAGCTTTCTGCGCGTCGACTATCTGCTGATTGATTTCGTCCTGCTTATCTCTTTCAAGCTTTGCAAGCTCGACTTCATTCTGCGCTTCTGTCTTTCTGTCAATTTTTTCCGCTATATCTGTCGGGAGAATCAGAGTGCCGATTTCAAGTCTGACAAGCTCTACACCGTAGGTTTCGACAAGGTTCTTACTAAGGACTTCAAAAACCTGATTTTGGATATCGCTTCGGCTTGCCTGTACATCGTAAACGGAATAGTTCTGAGTTACGGTTGACAGCTTACCTTTTGTAAGACCGTAGATGTCGTTGTCGATAATTGAATCAAACGACTTTGTACCGAACGATTTTATAATTTTTTCGATATCTATCGGACGGACGCTTATATAGATATCCGCGTCGATGTTTTTACCTTCCTGAGAAGCTATCTGCATTGACATATCCTTCTTGTTATCGCCCTCGCCGATGCCTGTCCAGTTCTTTGAGACGATTGTTGTAGGATATGTAATAACTTCCTGTGTAAAGGGGTTGATTGAAATTCTGCCTGTACGCTCTGTATTAAGAACTGATGTACCGGGAATTACGTTATCTTCTGCCGTTGCCGTTCTGTCGTAGACGTAGCCGACATATCCGGCGGGAATGGTTTCGTGTGTTACTGCGTAGCCGACTATACAAGCAACCGATGCACATACCGTAACTATTACACCTATAATCTGTTTCATTTTTCGTTATCTCCTTTGTCGTTTAAGTTTTTGAAAAAGTTTATTATGTTTTCTCCCTCGAACAAGCCGAGAAAAACTGCAGCTATAGTTATGATGATAATTCCTCTTATTGGCATAATTTATCTCCTACGTTCTCAGCAGTAATGTAGCGGCTATGATTTCAACCGCTATTTGTCCGTACATCATCGCCTTTATTTTCGGCTTGACAGGTTTTGCGTTCGGTGCTTCATATAGTGCAAACGCTCCGATGAAATAACCGACTGCGTATCCATACAGCAGTATTGCGACGATTATTTTAATTATCTGCATTGGTTTTCTCCCAGTTTGTCGATTTCGGGTATTCGATATCCGTTGCGCAGGTCATATAGCCTATAGCGTCTATAAAGCTGTCGTAGCTCGCGAAATAGCTTGTCTCCATTCGACCGAGCTTGAACAGCACCATCATTATGGCTACGTCTCGCGCATCTAAATCACAGTCCACGTCGGGTGCAATGCAATTGTGCTTGATATAAGTTGTCCAGTAGTCGGCTATTTTTTCAAAGCTGTCTTCCGGCTCGCCGTACTGCTCGTTGCGGTCGTTGCAGATAATCTTCTTTACTTCGCTAAGTATTGTTTCGCGGTTTTCTTTGCTCATAATGGCTTCTCCTTGTCCACACGCCTACCATTGACTTCCAACTCTACGCATTTTATTCTTCCGTCGCATGCTATATCGCCGCATTTAACACTCTCGACGACGACACCGCCTTCGTTGTATGTCCCTATCATCCAACAAGACAATTTTCCTTTGGCTTGAATCGTCGCGGCATCAATAAAGCTTGTGGTAGTTATATCGCCGTTACATTTTATCTTTTTATGCGTCATCAAGTGACCTATAACGTATATGTTATTTTTAGCCGATATGTTACAGTTTGATTCTATGCCTGCATCATAGCCGCCTGAATAATACGCGATGCACACTGCTGTTATTGATTTGGCATTTATCGAATAATCGCTTATCAGTGGTGCGTCCAGAACAATCAATAGTTCACCACCTGTGTTTATTGCTTTCGTTAAATAGTACACCAAACCGTTATCACTTCGCTTTACAAACTCACTTTCCTTGGTGATGTATATCATTTTCATTTCATCCTTTCTATTGCAACTAATATGTAGTCCTCATCGTGGCAATTGAGTTCTAACCGTTGCACATATTTTTTACTATCATCTTCAAAAAATAGTCCTTTGAGCGAATCAATAATGAGTTTTGCGTAGGTTGAATCATTGTCGATGTCCAACCTATCGTTAAACCATAACTTCACTCCAACAGGGACATTGAACTTTGAAATCGGAACATTTTGTTTCAAAAGTTCGCTTCGTACAAGCTTATGCCAGTATTCAGCGTCTTTTTGTCTCACCGCCCAATGCTTTCCCGCGTAGTATGCGTTCAGTCCGTAACGTCTGTTCCATGCGGTCTTTCCGGCTTTGGACGGCGGGTAGTCGATTTTAAACATTACCGTTTTCGTCGTTATCACCTCCACTCACACACTCGTCACCTCCGCAGAAGTGAAGATAATCGGTATCGTACATTCTCCCGCAGTCAGGGCAATTCACGACCTGCGGCAAGCGTGAGAGAATATACCGCGCATTGTTTATAGCTTCAAGCTCCTCCCACATTTCCTTGTCGGTTTTTCCCTTACTGAGGAAAAGCTGCTGATTCCGCTCGACATAGCGTTGCATGGCTCTGTCTAAGATTTTTATAATTCCATCCCTTGTCATTATCTCCCCCTCCAGTACGCTTCTATTGATGCTCTAAAGCCGTTGTTCGGCTGCTCTTTGCTGTCGGCGTGATTAAGATTGTCAAGGCATTTTTTAAAACACTCTTCACAAATCGTTCTTCCGTCAACAGGCGGTCTTTTCCCACACAGCTTGCACAGTTTTACGCCGTCCATCAATTCACGCGGAGTAAATCTTTTCGTTTTGCGGCTGTATTCGCGGTTCTTCTTCGTTCGTTCTATCCGACACTCCATGCAGGATTTATAGCCTTTGTCCGCGGGCTTCTTTCCGCAGTAGATACACACTCCGTCCTCTCTTCGCCGCGCAAGCATTTTCTTCTTCAGCTCACACTGCCGTTTCTTCTGCTCCGGCGTAAACTCCCTCGGCGAGGTAAAGGTATCGTTGATGCAGTCGGGATAAGGGCAATTAAAGCAGTCGCTTATTTTGCATCGCATTCGTTCTTTGCAATCCTTTCTTTGCAGTCAATCACCAAAAAGGGAAGTGCTCTGGTATACACATTAAGTAAGGCATATTCTTCTTGTTTGCGTTCAAGCATCGCGTGAATGTACAACCGCTTTCTTGCAATTTCGAAAAATCCGCTGAGGTTGCAGTCTTCTCTTGCGCAGTTCATGCATGGGGATTCTCCCGCAAGTTCTTCCGCTTCTGTCGACGTAATGAACAATAGTCCGCACTTTTTTAGAAGTTCATCGGATGTTGTTCTCATGTATTCTACCTCCGCAAGCCAATATGCCTTTTTGCAGAGGTAGCAAATATCAAGAGTTTGGTCGGACGGTTTTGCTGATGTAGGGCAGCTTTGTGTTGCGTCAACTTCATTGGGACACACGTCAAGCACATCCCCAGGAATTCTCATTGGCGCATTAGGTATAACTTTGAGGAATTCGCTTTGCCTCGTCTTAACAGGGTGTTCTTTTGCCCACTTTTCCACAGCGGCAACAGCTTCATCGGGATAAACGAAGCAATAGGTGACGCAGTAAATATTCCCACTGTGTAACCCGCAGGCTTCGCAATGAGTGTTTTCACACATTCGTACTTTTGCTTTCAAAAATTCAACCGCGTCCATGGCTTTTCTCCTTTTCTTCCTCCGGCTCTCCACAACAGCAGCACTGTGCAAACGGCGGAAACACAAATGACTTGCTTTGGTCGTATACGAAATTTATCTCTTCGTAAACCTCGGGCAACGGCATCCACGCAATGACCTCGTCGTCAATTCCGCTGATTACCTCACTATACACGCCGACTTCCCACCATCCTTTCGGCACGATAAATCCGTCTTTTTCGCTATCCACTGCTACATCTTCGTTGTCGTACCAATCCGTGCCATTATCATCCCAGCAGTATTTACTATCATATTCGTTGATTTTGCCGTTCTCATATATACCAATCGTGATATGCTCATACTTTTTTCCGCGCACGGTGCTAACTGTACACAAGAGCACTCTTTCCTCGGGGTCGGGCATCATTTCTTTAACACTCATCCAACCTTCAATTCCGCTTTCCATAGTTTCCCTCCCAATGTTTCTTAATTCTCTCGAACACATCCTCCGCTGTCAGCCATCCTTTTACGATGCCGTCTTTGCGTTCTTCCTTCGTCAGCAGTCCCATGATTTCCAGTCTGTCGCACACTCCTCCGCGGGTTAATGCTCCCTCGATTACACTGCACACTCTTCCTGCGGCGGCGGGGTAACATATCTTATAGCCGTCACAATCGTCGCTTATTACCTTTCGCGGGTAGAAGTCGAACACAATTCCCGCTTCTTCGAGCATTGTTTTCAGCTTTAGAATTTCGTTATACTGTTCCATTTGTTCCCTCCGTTATTTGCGACAAGGCTTTCCGCAAAATCTTTTGCCAGCTCGTTTATCTGAATCCATGCATAGAGTCCCGAATATGTTGATGGCATTTCTCGCGACTTGATTTCCAACTTTTTAAAAGTGGCGTTGTTTGTATCGTCTATTTCGTGCCATAATACTACCTTGTTTGCGAACCATCTCGCCTCATTTCGGGGATAGCGGAATTTCCCCATCAGCAGTTTGATGAATCTTTTCTTAGTCATGCTTTATCTCCCATACTGACAGCCTATCATGTTCGACAGCTCCATCAGCTCACGCCTGAGCCGCTTTATGTCGGACTGCACCTGAGTGTGTCCGCACATGCCGCTATATACGCTCGGCTTGTCCAGATTGCTTTCGATATCCTTTTGCAGACGCGCGGCAAGTTCTTTCACGAAAATTGCCTGCGCGCTTATTTCTGTTTTGCTTGACATTATTCATCCTCGCTTTCTTTTCTTTTGCCGTCGTCGCAGAACTGTTCCGGCATAACGCCGTCTCCGCGTCCCAGCATGCACCAAAGACAGCCCTCGATGAAGCTGTCCTCGTAGCTATCTGTGCGGTCAAGCTGTCTGTGATGAATACAGTCTTTGCACCTCACTACTTCTACAACGTCTTCGTCGGTGTTCTCGGCGTGCTCAAACACCATGTTGTACATCTCGTCGGCAACGGGATTCTCGCCTATCTCCGGCATTATCTCGCGCAGTCTGTACAGCAGCTCTTGTAATCTTTCGTATTCAGTCATGCTCATTGCCTTTTACCTCGATTATTTATACGTTTCCTTTTTTACTCAACTATGGTGTAGTTGTCAGTAAATTCGTTCATACTGACTTCATCTGATATGTTCACAGCGTATCGCTCGGGGTTTAGCTCGTTGGCGTTGTGGTTTTTTATAGCGAAGAAGGATATCAGTGTAACTATTGCCGCCATCACTGATGACGCGACTATATCCTCAAAGCCGCCCCAGAATGAATAAACGAGAAGCATGATACCAAAAAATGCAAAAACAATAAAGAAAATCGCAACCAAAATCCAGTAGCTTGTAGGTTCTTCTGCCGGAATGGTATATAGATACTCAACTCCGTTTATAAATTCAGTCATTCTTTACCTTTCCGCATTTCTCGCATACATAACCGTATCCGGCTTTGTGTGTCATTTGCTGTCCGCAACAGCGTGTTTTTCTTTTATTTTGCGTTTTACGTTTCAATTTTCTTGCAAAGCTCATTCTTCCTCCTTGTACACATACTCGACCGCCGCGAGAAGCTGCTTTACTTCTTCGTATGTCTCCGATACTCTGAGGTAGTCGCCCGCACCAAAGTATATAAAGGTGGGAGCTTTGCAATTTATCATTATTTGTTCTATGGTACCTATGTTGACTAACACGGGAGTGTTGCGCTTGTTTTCGTCCATATCCCATAGGTGCAGTTCGATGAAGTTATTCATCCTTTTCTGCTCCTTTCTGCTTCTATACCCTGTTCCATTCCGCACGCGTAACCGTCGTTGTATGCGCTCCACACATCTTCTTCGGCGTATACAAATCCTGCTTCGTAAAGTTTTCGTGCGTATTTAAACAGAATACAACTCCTCATGCAATTATTTGCGCTTTTTCTTCTATCTGGACAGCTGACACAATTTAAATCTCTGCAATCTTCATACGCATCATACATAACTTTCACCATCGCCTTTTGTACGGATGGAATATCTATATCTATGAGGTCTTCGCGGTCTCTCATCGGCATTTTATTCGTCCTCCTGTAATTTTTTGCTTCCTGCCGTCCTGCCCTTGTGCTTCTTCGCGCCGTATTGTTTGAGGTAACGTCGTGCGTCAGGGCAGTTCGCGCAGTTCTTTTGATTTTTGCAGTACCAACATCCATCCTGCGCGTTCCACCACCACCTCGGCATTGACGGACGCGCTTTTCTGTAGTTCTTCATTCCACTATCGGGAGAAAGCAGCCGAGCCGTTTCATTTTTTCGAGGGTGTATCCGCCAACTGTAAATCCTAAATCGTGTTTGAATTTGCCGTCAACAAATTCATATATTTTGCCTTTTGTATAAACGCTCTCGTTGTCGCATATCCACACAGCCTTGCCAGTGTACGGCTTGTTTGCTTCGTTCTTTTTCTCGTCGTCGCCGAAAATCTTCTTCACAACAGCTTCAACGGCGGCTTTCTCTGAGTATTCATCCTTGTAATAACGATTTACTTCGACTTCTTTTTCAAGGGATTCTTCGCGATAAAGTTTAGCTTTTGTCTTATCACCTTTAGAGATAACAACCAACTTGAATTCCGGTTCAATAAGTTCTATATTAACACTACAAACCCACTGTCCACGATTAACATTCGTAAGCCCATCGCAAGAGTGAAAGCTACCCTCCATATCATGGTCAAGCTCGAATGCATATGGAAGTACCCCACACAACCTAATACCTTTTATTGTGCCTATATCTCCAACTTTACAATTTGTATATCTATTGTCAACTATCTTGACTCTATCCCCAACTTTAAACTTTGCCATATTATCTTCCTTTCCGATACTCTTTTTCGAGCTTTTTTATGATTTCGCCGCCGTATGCGTTTTTGGTGAGTTTGATAAACTCTTTTATGCTCATTTTGCCGTCAAGCTCTATGCCGTGGTCTGTCGCAAACTGCTGTCTGCCCATCTCACACGAGCCTGTCAGCCTGTGATGCCAATCGTAGAGGTCGGTGTTGCTGTAAGTCCCCTCGTAATCGTGGCACTCAATAAATGCGGCTATTCGCTCTTCTTCCGGCATATCTTCAAACAGCTTGTCTTGCAATGCGGTTGCTGCTTCTCGGAGAGTTTTGCCGTGCGCAAAAATGTCTCCGTTTTTTGCAATATAGCAAGGCTTAAGCGTGAGGTCGTTGCCCACAATATAACCTTTGGCATAATTGTTAAACAATGCCGTGATTATGGTGGGTGTATCATCTACGATATAGATATCGTGATTATTCACTTTCTTTACGCCATCGCCAAAGCCATTGCCAAAGCCATTGCCATAGCCATAGCCATCGCCAAAGCCAGAGCCATCGCCATAGCCATCGCCATAGCCAGAGCGGACATTAAGAAACTCCTTTATTCGTTTGGTTATGCTTTCCATTCTTTTACCGCCTTAATTATCGCCGTTGCTTCCTCCGTACAAGGGATTATCTCTATCGCGTCTATGATTGTTAGTTCCTCTACCGTCACGGTGAATTTGCAATTTTCGGGGTATTTTACGCCGTTTTGAGCGAGTTCGACGATTGATGCCGCTCCATCCCAATACCATATGCAGCGCACATCGTTCATCTGCACCTCTTTGCCGTCCTGATAATTGATTCTGCCAAAGAATACGCCGGAGCGGTCTCCTCTTACGATATAATACTTATTTGTGTCGATTTCCATATTATCTTCCTTTCTGCCGGATTCCGCCGGCGCGGTATTTTTGCTTTTCCGTTTCGGGTCCTGTCGTAGCGATTCGGTGCCATTCCGTAGCGTATCTTAGCACTGCTGTTCCGTTGCTACACCTTCCGTCGCGATTCGATTACTTACGTTGCCTTTCCGCTGCCGCTCTCTGCGACACCTGTCTTCTCCGTTGCTGTGCGATTCTGTGCTTCGCTTTTCCGTTGCTAATCGTGTCGTAGCTTATCTGTTCCGTTGCGCTTCTGCGCACTGGACTTCATCAATAGCTTTAATTACATTCGCTATTTCGGAAAGCATTGAATACTTCGCTTTGAACTCGATAAGTTCTCTTAATGCGGATTCAAGAAGTTTCTTTGTTTTGTCCTCACTTTTTATAATCACATTCAGACTTTCGTATTTGCGTTCTTCGTCGGTTGTAACGGAATAGAACGCTCTGACGGGCGGTTTCTCTTCGCTTTCTCTCACAATACATATGTTGCGGATGATATAGCCTGCTTGTGTTTCGCGGTATTTTTCGGCGGCTTTTGTGTCGTTCCACTCAAATTCATTGTGCAGAGGTGCCGATTCATCTCTGTTTGCTTCAACTAAATTCTTTGGAGTAATCCCTACAGTCTTCTCCAAAATTTCTAACATTTCTCCTGCTTTTTGTGCGTCCGCTTTAATCTGCGCCGCTTCTTTCCATTCGTAAACCATTGTTTTGCTCCTTTGTTAACTGTTAATAATTTTGGTATATCCATACCTGCCACGCCAAACCAAACCATACCAAGCCACGCCGCGCCTTGCCACGCCGCGCCATGCCGAACCGAACCTTGCCTGCCGTGCCACACCCTACCTTGCCTTGCCTTGCCCTACCATACCTGCCGAACCTTACCACGCCAAGCCGCACCTTGCCTTGCCTTGCCCTACCATACCTGCCGAACCTAACCTGACCTTGCCAAGCCAAACCCAACCATACCGTGCCATGCCTCGCCTGCCAAGAGGTTAGATTGTAGCTACTCTGAACTTGCCGTACTGACCGTCTCGTTCGGGTCTCCATTCGCCCACACCGCAACAATAACCGCCTGCGTTTATGATGTTGATTATCTGCTCAAGTGTGTACTGTCCATTCTTGTTGTATGTTATCTTCATGTCTGCGTACCACTTCCTGAACTCGCCGCGGAAACGAATGTCCGCCGTTCCTCCCGCGATTTTTACCATATCTTCGCGCATTACGGGAACGTCACTTTTGATTTCAATCATCTGATTTTCGTCTCCCTCTATGAAGAACACACCTCTCAAAGAAGCCTTGTCCTTGCTCCATCCCATGCGGTAGGAAGCGGAAATTGCGGCTTGCTTGAATGCCGTGACAGGGAAGCCAAACCTTGCTCCGTTTGCTATAGCTTCGTTAAATCCGTCTTCGGTCATGTCTGTGGGCATTGGTGTGAGCCAATACATTGACCTGATGAAGTCTTCTACAGGATTCTTTGCTTTTTTCGCGCTTGTCTTTGTTGCTTTCATCTGCTTGTCGAGGATTTCACGCTTTGCCTTTTCACTCCATGCGTGCATAATGAGCGGTGTTTCGCCGACGATTCTCAATGTAACTGTTTCGAGAATAATTTCCTTGATTTCCAGTGTGTTCTGTTCTGTTTTTGTAGCCATTTTTGTTTTCTCCTTTGCTTTTTTCTCTTTTGTGATTTATGTTATCTTCCTGTGCTGCCGAAGCCGTTTTCTCCGCGCTCTCCGCTTGCTATCTCATCTACTATGACTACGTCGCTTGTGTCGCAGGCTGTTACCACAAGCTGTGATATCTTGTCTCCGCGATTTACCGTGTATATCTCGTGAGAGTGGTTGTAAAGCTTTATCTTGATACTGCCCGAGTAAAGCGCATCCACCATTCCTGTCGAGAGAATGCCGTGGTTGACGTTCAGTCCGCTCTTCGACCATATCTGACCACAGAAACCCTCGGGTATCTCCGCGCACACTCCTGTATCTATCGTTGCGCTGTCTCCAGGGTAAATCGTGACCGTGACGGGGGAAAGAAGGTCTACTCCCGCGTCTTGCTTATGCGCTCTTATCGGTGCGAACGCTCCTGCTTTAAGTTTAAAGTTCATATGTATCTCCTTATAGTGCCACTCGGGCAACTTCTTTCATGATTTTTTCGTATTCGCCTATGTCAAGGTGTATCGGCGGGTTCTTTGGTTCTTTCGGCGGTTCTTTTCGGCTTACTGCCACCGCGTCTTCCTTTACAACTTCTTCAAGGTGCAGCCCGCATTTCTCAAGTTTGCCGTGCATCTCGTTCAGTTCCTTGTGCAGCTCTCTGTCGACGCGGCGGCTGCCTATTAAGAATCGTTCGACGTAAGACTTTATCTGAGGGGCTACAAGCGCGTACAGGCGGTTCAATCTCTCCGCGCCGTAGTTGTAGGTGTCGTGCATATACATCAGCGTATACGCCGCATAGAGCCTTACAGCGCGTCTTGCGTTTGCTTCATACCATGCCGTTCTCACGTTGTGCGACATGATTTCAAGCTGTGTATGGTGCGCGTTTTCGTTGTACTTGTTGTCGGGGGAAAGCGCTTCAAAATCGCAGTCGGAGAAGCCTATGTTTCGGAGTTCGCGCTTTATCATGTACTCCGTCGTGTCTACGCCATCGTCAATGAGGTCTGAACTGTCTCCCTTGCGTCTGCCCTTGCCTTTATCAACAAACATCGCCGTCGGCATATTGGCGTTAACCATTTCGCAAAGCCCGTTACGGTTGCCGTCGTAAAACCTTTGCAGTCTCTTCTCGCGGAAGCCGTAGTTCTCGGCAAGCGTTACGCCGAAAGCAACGTCAACATATTCGAGAAGCCACATTCCGTATTCGGTGGTGAGTGCGTTTTCCGCCTTTTGGTACTGCGTTTTCTTTGCCAAGCACTTCATGCACCTGCGTCCTCCACAATGTTGATTATCGTGTACAGCATATCACGTCTTTTGCGGAGGTTTGCGCGTTCTTCGTTCGGTGCGTTTCTTTTGTCGGCTGTTTTGAGACTGCTTTCGGTCTTTTTCAGCACCTTCCAGAGGTACGCCAGCTCTTCCGAGTAGTCGTTGTGGTATTTCGCATAGCATATCGGGCATACCTGTCTTCCTTCGGGTATCACAGCTCCGTACGATACGCATCTTTCTGCGTCAGTCATTGTTTTGCTCCTTTCGTTTTTCATCTTCTGCACACCTCTCTGATTGTTTCTGCCGATACGTAGCCGAGACGCTGACTGTCGGTATGCATTCCGCGGCTGTCGTATCTCACGCGGATTCTCCTGCGCTTCTTCGGCAGTGTGCGTTCATACGCTCTGAAAAGCTCTCTGACGGCTGTTATTGCTATGGTGAGCAGACACATTGTCAATGCGCTTACGGCGAACACGACGCATGAGGGAACGGTGTAGTACCACATTCCGCATGAGGTTATAACTCCGAGCATTGTCACGCCGCTCGATATCAGCGTATTCTGTATCAGCCTTTGTTTCATTGCCTGTGTCCTTTCGGTTAGTACATTGTCGGGAGGATAATGCTTGCCCATCTCTCAACGTCTTTGATTTCGTAATCTCTTCTTCCGTCGCTCGTGATTCCCCATCCGTCGTACTTTGCGGAGTAGTTCGCTACGGTTGCTATGCCGCCGGAAGTCCAAATGAGGTAATCACCGGACACTTTCGGTTTTTTGCTCGGGAGATTCCAAGAGGAGAGTGCAAATTCGGTGAGTTCTATGTTATCAGTCATGGTATTTGTCCTTTCATTGGTTCAGCAGGTCTTCAAACTCTGCTTTGGTTTTGATATAGTCCGATATTCTTCGGTCTTTGCCGTTTACCTCTACCGCGATGCACAGCTCCATCAGGCGGGAGCATATACGGTATCGGTCTACGTTCTTTCTGTCAAACATTTCGTCTCTTGTGAGGTTTGTGGTGACTATGAGCGGCTTGTGAGCTTTGCACCGCGCGTCTATCACTGCAAAAAGCTGCTCGTTCATCCATGGGGTGTTTCTCTCTGCCGCGTAGTCGTCGATGCACAAGAGGTCATAGTCCTGTGCAAGGCGGTTTATGTAACCTTGCTTCTCGGAATTGTCAAAGAGTTCGTTCGCTATCGCCGCGAAGGTTGCGAACTTGACGGAATAGAGCTTATCCATCAGCGCGTTTGCAATCTCGAGAGCGGCGTATGTTTTGCCCGTTCCGCACGAGCCGAAGAAGAGAAGTCCTTTTCCGCTTTCGCTGAATCGCTTGAAGTTTTCAACGTAGTTCCGGCATTTCTTTGTCAGCTCCGGATTTGTGCCGTCGTCGTTCTCAAAACAGCAGTTACGCAGTGCCTTGTCACCGTATGCGCTGTCTTTGAGTGCTTCCGCTCGGCTGTCGTGGATGAACTTTTTCCGTTCGGCTTCCGCTTGTTCTTCTCGGCATTTGCACATACACGCCACTTTTGTTTCGCGTCCTCCGAGTGTGACTGTTGTCTCTTTCGGAGTGTGGCATTTTCCGCAATACAGCAGTCCGTTTTCGGTATAGTCTCCGTCCTCTCGCGGATTCGCTTCTTTTGCGGCTTGCGCTATTTTCGTAAGTGTGTCTGCGAACGGATTATCCGAATACTGCATTCATTTCCTCCCAGTCTTCCTGCGACATCCATGCCGGCTTTCCGTTTTCGTCTTTTCCGTCGGCTGTGTTTGTGTCGTATATGTCTTGCCAACGCCACTGGTAGAAGTATGTCGAGCCTGCAAGTATGTACTGTTCGCTCGTGCGCTTTGCGGCTATGTAGTCCCTGTACCGCCTGATACCGTCGGCTATAGTCTCGTCGGTCACTCCGGCTGCTATAGCTCTCTGATAGCTCTCAAAAGCGTTCTTTTTGCCGTTTTTCTTAGGGTATTCTGCCCATAAGGCTTCAAAACGCTCTCCAATCGTCGGTTTTCTGTGCTTAACCTCGGATTCCGGCGGGTCAAGGGGTTCAAAGCCTTCAAAGGATATCTGCTCGTCCTCACACGCGCCCGCGCACACGCCCGTTAGTGCTTCTTCTCTTTTTTCTTGGTAAGGGGGGATTATAGGGGGGTTAGTAATAGGGGGTGTGGGGGAAAGAGGAAGGGGGGAACAAGGGGGGACACCTTCTTTTCTCTCTTCTTGTCCGTAACATTCTTGTAACGTTACGGAGTTGTTACTGTAACATTCTTGTAACGTTACGGAGTTGTTACGTTCCCTTCTCGTTTTTTGCATTCCCTCTTTAGCTCTTGTCCTTTCCTTCAGACTTGCATATATCCTGTCTGCTATGTACTGATTGTTCGCGGATATCTGTGGTTCTGGAAGGTCAAACAAAATGGCTTTTGTCAGCGTAATATAGTCCTTTTGAGAGAGCGAGTTGAGTTCGTTTTTCCACTTGTCACTGATTAATGCCATGTTCTCCATCCTCTCTCACAAGATAGAGCTTGAAGCCGAGATAGTGTATTATCTGTAATATCTCGTTGACCTTAAAATGCGCTTTGTAGCCGTTGTGAGGGAAGTTTCCGCTGAGTTTGTAATGAATTGTTTTCGGTGTTATTTCGAGCAATTCCGCCATTCCGCCGTCGGTGTAGCCGCGTGTTTTCCAGTTTCTGTGCAGCTCATCTACAAGCTGTCTCTCGTCTATTATCTCCGTTACCTTTTTCATGTGTCCGTGCCTCCTTTCGTCTGCGTGATTGTATGGGATTCTCCTGCGGCATTGTGAGTGCTTCGCAGAGGGTATAGTTGCCGCGGCTGATTCTCCCCTGCGTCCTCTGCACGGGTACGCCGTAGAGCTTGCACCACTCCGTCAGCGTATGCCGTTCGCCGTTCAGCTCGTAGAGTTTACCGCTTCCGCGCTTAGGCATTTTTCTTTGTTCCTGCGGCTGTCGAACAGTTTCTGCATCTCGCCACGCCATCAGTGTTTGCTCTTTCCGCCATGTGGTAAACCTGTCCGGCGTTCCATGTCTTGCCGCTCTTGTCGGTAAAGGCTTCAAACGGCTTTCCACACACCGCGCATTTGTATTCTTTCGGTTTCTGCGCCATGTTGTCGAGTTCGCTTACTGATATCTCACCAACAGGCGGTTGATGTGCGGTTCTCGTTTGTTGTGCGGCTGTGTACTTCGTTCTGTCGTTTGCCCAGTATACATCTGCCGCCATACCTAAAGCCTTGCATGACACGCTGAGAGCGTCTGTGAGAGCCATCTTGTAGGCTTCGTCTGATACATACGCGCCGTTTCTCTCAACTGTAGTGAGGGAAGAGCCGCCTGTTCCCGGGATTGCTTCGCTCCATTCTCCATCGATTTTAACGTAGAGGTTGATATTGACGAAAGCGCGTATTTCGTTATCCGTGCCTGTTTCAAGCCACTGCTTTGTTATCTCGTATTTCCAACCGAAACCGCACGTTCCGAAAGTCTCTGTAAGAGCCTTGATTCTCCACATCGGATTGATATCCGACATTCCCTTAAGTCTTCCTGCGGCTATCGGCTTTATCGCTTCCTGCGGCACTGCGCGGAGCTTGTTGTATATATCCATGTTTTCCATTATCAATACTCCCTGTATGGTTTATAATCTTCGTACTGTATGCCTTCCTGCTCCATGAAGTTCCTGAGCTTCACGAGCTGTTCCTTAGTGCCTGTGGCAATGTAAGTGAGCCTGTAGAGTTTAGTGTCCTCTGACGGCGTTGTGGGCGTTTCTGGTGCGTTCTCCTTTAGGCTGTCGAGGGCTTCCTTCATGTGCTTGTCGGCGGCTTCAAGGCGTTTTTTGATGTTTTTTGCGTCGTTCTCAAAGTCGATATATCCGGCGAGGACTGCGGTTTTTACTCCCGTGATGTAATCGTTAAAGTTTGCGGTCATTTTGCGGAGCTTTGTTCTCGCTTTGCGGTAGTCTTTTGCGCTCTCTTCCGATATCGGAACGGCTTCCACTCTGTCGCAGAACTCGTTTATCGGTGCTATGAGGTCTGCAAGGTGGTTTTCAAGGACAAGTTCGCTCTTTATCTCGACGAGGTTCAAGCCTTCGGGAATGATATCCTCGGTGTAGATGTTGGCGAGAGCTGTTATCTCGTTTGTCTCGGTCATTTGATTAACTCCTTTTTTCTTCGCTTAAAGCAAGCAGCTGCGCCTGTGCATTTCTTTGCGGTACAGGTCAGGCAGACGGCTGTATCTGTCGGGTCTATTTTGTTATGTGATGCGACTTTGCGTCCCTTGCGTGGCTTTACTTCCGGCGGCTGGGTGTGCAGATTGGTCACATCATAAAGGTATCTCGGCATTCTTCATCCGCTCCTTTCGGTCTTCTTCGTCCTGCTCGGTGGTGACGGGGTCGCAGTTCAGTGCTTCCAACGTCTTGCCGAGGGAGTAGAAGAAGAAGTCTGCTGTGCAGTCGGGGCATATATACTCGACATTGTCACCGTCGTATGTGATGAGGGCGGGCTTCTCGATGTGGTCCGATGTGATGTCGCTGTGACAGCGGGTGCATATGTGGTGATTTTCGGCGATTGCCTTATCGACGTATGTCCACTCGCTGAATTTGTAGGGGGATGTCATTTGATGTATTCCTCCGGCTTCGGCGGTTCTGCGGCTACGAGGGGCATTAACAGGGACGCCGGCGGGATTTTGAAGTATTTGCCGAGCTTTATCAAATCGTCGACCGTGGTGTTCCTTGGATGTGACCTGCGGTTTACTACGGTCTGCACGCTTCTGTTCATCGCTCGTGCTATGTCGGTATCTGTTGCGCCTTTGAGCGATTTCAGATATTCTACGTTCTGCCATACTATGGCGCACTGCTTTGTTACAGTGAGCTGGTCGCGGTTCATCGGCTGTCTCCTTTCTTACTGTTTCTGTTCGTTTTCTTTTTCGGTGAGGATTTTCTCTACCCAATCGCAGATTTGTTCCTGACGAGGGAACTTGTACGATGAGCGGATTGCGTCGGAAAAGCCGGAACCTGAGACGTGTTCGTTATATCTCTTGTTGATGATTTCGATGATGTCCTTGCTTTTAAGACCGAGCGCAGCCATTCTTGCTTTGATGGTGTTGTACAAGGCTGTTCCTCCTTTCTTTGTAGTATTTTGTTGGAGTTTTGCGCAAATTCGTATTGACAGCCGTGCGAAAACTTGATATAATGACTTTGGTTAGAGTTTTATATAAGTTTTCGTTCGGGTCACACCGGGCGATTTCGCTTTATTCATTTTTCCGAAGTTTATCTTCTCGAATTATCGGAAAAAATTCAGCGAAGTCGTTACGGTGGCTTTGCTGTAATTATTATATCCGAACTACTTCGGATAGTCAAGGGGTTTGTCCGAAGTTCTTCGGATTCTACGTATTGCCTAAAGATGAGGGGTGTTTTTTGTGCTGTCTCCACAAGATGTAGCGGAGAGAATCAAAACCTTCGCTAAAGACAGAAAAGTGTCTGTTGCCAAGCTTCTTAAAGAGTGTGAGCTTAACAAGGATTTGATATCGACTACGCAAAATAAGGGTTATTATCCTCGTCTTGAAGCAATTGCGCGTATTGCCGATTATCTCGACGTGTCCGTTGACTACCTTCTCGGGAGAACGGACAAGCCGGAAGTTAATCGGTGAAATGGGAAAGCAGGAGTTGAACCTGCGATGAGGGAGTCAAAGTCCCTTGCCTTACCGTTTGGCGATTCCCCAGTACGAGAGACAGGGAATGTCCGAGACCTATCTCTCGCCGAAAGGAGTAAAATCAATGAGAAAACAACTCAATGACAAGACGCGCCTTGCGGAGTCGAACCGCTGTTGTACGCATTATGGTATCGTCTGCCGTTGAACGTATAGGCGCGGTTGTCCGTGCAGTTCGGCGTGTGCCCTATCCGCCGCTTACACGGTATAATCAAAAATGGAGGACAGACTGTAACCGAAGCTCTCCTGTGTTCCGGTTACGTGTATATTATACTCCAACAAGTTGGAATAGTCAATAAGAAAGTTGGAATTAATCCAAGTTTATGACAAGTAACAAAAGCGAGGTGTGCTGTTTGGATATATTAAACAATATACTGCGGTTGATGCATGAAAAAAACATACCACAGAAGCAGCTTGCGGATTATTTGGGCATAAAGAATTATCAAATTTCGGAGTGGAAAAACGGGAAAACCAAGTCTTACATGAAATATTTGCCGGAAATCGCGAAGTTTTTGGGCGTTACAATGGATGAACTGAGCGGAACGGCAAAAGAAAAAGCTCCCGAAGAGGAAGCGGAGGATATTGATATGGAGTTATACAAACGGATTGAAGCCTTGCCGGAGAATATGCGCGGATGGCTGATGGATACGCTTGACAGATTGGAGGGGAAGAAGTGAAGAAGCTCACTCCAACATTAGTGAATCTTATGCTTGTATCGGTTATCGCTCTTGCCGGAACTATTACGGTGAAAACGGTCGAAGATATACAGTACAATCGAGCGCAAAGAGCTAAAGTCGAATACGAATACAGATACAAAGAGACGGCGAGTGTAACTGTGGAAGACACCGAAAGCCGCTATAATTTGTGGATTTATGACCGAGAAACAGGAAAAATCACACACACAAATGCGGTGGTGTGCAAGTATAGCCGAAATGGTGTTGACAAACGCATAGACACAAAAGTTATACAGGGTAAACCGTCTATCAAGTGAGTTATGAAGAAAAGAAATACGTTAATCTCGATATTGCTGGCTATTGTACTCGCGTTGCCATGTGTGGCACACAGTGGGCGAACAGATTCTGACGGCGGACATTATGACCACAGCACAGGTGATTATCACTACCATCATGGCAAGCCTGCGCATTATCACTATGCGGACGGAAGCTGTCCATATGTTATAAAGGCTCAAGAAGAAGCGAAGAGACTGGAAGAAGAACGGCTAAAGCGCGAAGAGGAAGAGAGAAAGCGGAAGGAGGTTGCCAAAAATGTTGCCGTGTGCGGTGTTGGCGCAGCTGCTGCGGGAGGGACAATAGGAATTGCCGTAAAAGCGGCGAAAAAACGTAAAAAATAAAAAAACAATCAGGAGGGGGAAATGAAAAAGCGAATATTTGTAATTATTCTTTCGCTTGTAACAGCAATTGGTTTGTCTGTACTATGCTTTGCGCACTCGGGCAGGACAGATTCGAACGGAGGACACTATAACCGCAGCACAGGCGAATACCATTATCATCACGGTTATCCGGCGCATCAGCATGTAAACGGAGTTTGCCCTTACACGTCATCGTATCAAACTTCGACTACTTCAAAAGAAACGGAAACTCAAGAAACTGAAAAAATTAAGATATCCGAACTCGGAGAAGACCTTCAAGAATATCTCAAAAAATATGGCACTATAACCAAAGAAGAGTACATCGCACAAATACAACAAGAAAAGACAGATGCAACGAGCGAAACAGACGTGAAGAAAGAGATACCCGAAATTATTCCGGACAACAAGATATATCTTGATGTGACTTATGGTATTTCGGTGTATATAGACGGTGAGAGAGCTTATTTTACTGATTCAAACGGCATGGCTGTAATGCCATTTGTACACGATGGAACAGCATATGTGCCGCTTAAATCTATAGCAAAGTTGCTTGGTTGCGAAGTGACTTATCAAGCAAGCGACAATTCAAGTCGTATAACAACCAGCAAATAATGCAAAAAGCGTCTCATCTCGAGACGTTTTTCACTTGATTGAGCAGGTCGAGCAGCTTTTTCTTCTGCTCCGGCGTGAGCTTCCTTAGTCGTTCCTTTATGTAGTCGTTTACTATCATATTCCCCTCCGGCGGTTTGTTGGTTTTATTATATCACACGAATGTGTGTTTGTAAATACCGTAATTGTGGAAAATGTGTTTATTTGCGGTATTTTCTTTTACTGAACAAGAACTTCGCGAAACGCCAAAGAAGGACGATTCCTTTATCATTGAGCCGGTTTATGATGTCGAACAAGTCAAACTTAAAATTATCCATTTATTTTCCTCTTTTCTCTTGTATGTTTTGGTAATCTATGGTATAATTAGTGTAGCACATGGAGGTGGGAAAAGCAACAGTCACATATGGGAAACGATGGGAAATACACATCACATATGGGAAAAAGCAAAAAAAACGACAGAAAACGCGACAATTGAAGTTGAACAACGTTGATTAAACACTTGAAAAGGAGTAAAAATCGAATGGAAAGGAACGAAATTGAGGAGGCTCGACGGAAACAAGGTATGACTTATCAGGAATTGGCAGACAAAACGGGAATATCTGTCTCGACGGTGCAGAGGTACTGCCGAAACGAGGTGAAATCTCCGAGCGTGGACGTGATGAATGCGCTCCATGGTGCTTTTGAGACTGACGCGGAAGAAACGAATGTTTGTGAAAAGCCTGCGGAAGGAGACTACAGGAGGGAAGTTGTCGATTTGCTGGAAAAGCGGCACAAAGAGGAACTTGCCGACAGAGACAGGCAGATTTTGAGGATAAGGGTTGAGAAGTACATTTGTGCTGCTCTTGCCGTCGCTGTGACAGCGGTGCTGATTGGTCTTTTCCTCTACGACTACTCGCGTCCCGACCGAGGATGGATACGGCACGAAAACACGGAATACACTATGGATACAAAATAAAAAAGAGCTTTTCGGCTCTCTTTTTTTGCTTTTATTTGATTTCTTCAAGGAGACTTATTCCTTTGTCTTAACGTACTCATTGTTCCCGCCGATTATATTGCCGTCTGTGTCGAGTTCGTCCCACAGATGTCTTCCTTTTCCGGAATTTCGCCATTGCCCGAAGCCGCTGTACTTGCCGTAATCAAGCCATTCGCGGACTGCCGGTTCCAGCTTTTCGTCAAAAAGCAAGATTGTGAATTCGACGGAAGAACCGGCGGGAAGAGTTTCCGACGCGGCAAGGGCTGTTCTTTCTCCCGTCGCGCCGCTCGTCCTCAGCGGTCGCTCGCATATGCCAAGCTCGCCGTTGACTTGATACGGTGCGAAACGCGGCTCGACAAATATCAGCTTGTCAATGACCTTTTTATAAGCCTTGATTTTGGCTGATTCCGTCGTTTTGACACGGGAAAGACCGCCGCAGGCATCCTTAAACGCGCCTTTGATCTGGTAATCCCAAACGCCGGGTTTGCCGTCCTGTTTCGGGAAGACCGTCACGCCTTTGTCTTCCTCGTTTTCGATTGCTTCAATCTCGTCCTCCGTGTCAAGTGAGTCCGGTGCTTTGCTTGCTATGTACTCGCTATAGATTTTCTCACTTGACGGGGACGAGCCCAACACTTCTTCTACGAACGTCAATCTAACTTTCAACTGCTTTGCTATAAATTCTGCCATTTTTTATTCCTTTCCTTTCCTTTCTTTTCCTTTTCGTTGCTGCTCCGGACTAAGCCTTTCTACTCCGTGCCTTTGCTTCTCCATTCCTTGCCAACTGTGCTATGCATATCCTTTGCTTTTTCTCGGCACTTCTGTTCCTGTCATACTTAGCTGTGCCGTTACTTTGCCGTGCTGAGCGTCGCGATGCGTACGCCGCTTTTCCGTTTCACCGATTTTTTAGTCCTCCATCACCTCCTTAATTTTCGCGGACAACACATCCGCCGCCAGCAGCTCGAGGACGTAGGAGGGCGGCGTTCGCTCGTCCACATCCCAATGCTCGATGGTTCTTCTCGGGACACAATACTCGCGGACAAACGATTCCTGTGTTAATCCGCTGATTTGGCGGAGTTTTCGAAAATTAAAGTCGTGCGCCAGCTCCCAGATGATTGTTAAAATCTTGATTGGAGCGTCTCCGCTTCCGTCGGCGGGGTAGCATTCCTCCGGCAGGCTTCCGCCTTCTTCGGCGATGTACTCATCAAGTGATGAGCAATCCTCCGCGCCGATGCGGAGACGGTGGAAATCTGACAATAACATTGACTTATACCTCCTTAATATTGGAATTGACCGTTTTTTACCATATTTTCAAAGTCGATTTCGCTCTGCAATCCGTGGATTTTCTCACGCCTTGCGCGGTATTCCTTGGCTTTTTCGGGGGAAGAAGCGTAATAGAACGGCGTTCCTTTCACACGATAGCAGGCGATAATGTTTTTCGAGCGGTTGATGTCGGTCGAAAATGCGGTTTCCGCTTCGGCTGATTTGATGATCTCATCGACTTCCGCCTGATTATCCGCGCAGATTGACATGATGTGCTTTTCGTTCGCGTAAAAATTGACGTGAGCGTAGCACGGAGTTGTGTTCATGTCGCGCTTGCTGTCAAACGTCATCCTGGATTCGCGGTAACTGTGTCGTTTGACAAAATCGCTCAATGATACTTTTGTCATGGTTTATTCCTCCTCTTTTTCAATTAATGTTATGCGTTCGTTTTGCGTGTTGTCAAATGCGAGCGTGGCGGGGTTTTTAAAGCCACCACACTCGACTTTCCCGCGCTTGATGTCTTTCAAAAGCTGGTCGAGCTGATTTCCCGTGATGATGTATTCGCGGCGGGGTATTGTGATGGTATGCTCGGCGTACTTTACACAATATTTCACAGCTTCGCCATGCTTGATATCCAGCTTTGATTTGAGGATATCGCGCTCTTCGGCGATCTTCGCGTGTTCCTCGACAAGATGATACGTCGTCGAGGTTTGCTCCGCTCCGTCTTTGGCTATTGCGGTTCTCGTGACCGCGTATATCACAAGTTGTTTCTTTTCCATATTTTCGGGAAGTCTGGTGGTTTCCTCTGCTATTATTTTTCTAATTCTTTCGTTCGTCATGATGTTTCTCCTTTTTGATTTTTTTTGCTTTATTTTTCGACGACGTTTGTGATTACGTCGTCTTCGATTTCCTCTGTTCCCTCGTCGGAGATGGTGACGAGGACGGAAGAGCCGCTGGGGATTGACCGGTCAAAGTAGCCCCACACGTTGCCGTCGTCGGTGATGATGTAGCCGCAACCGCTGTTGACGGTAACGTATGTGCCGCTTTGGTAACGCTCCTGCTTGATGGGGGAGCATGAGACTATGCCCAATGCGATGATGAGGGCGAGTGATGTAAGTTTCTTCATTGTTTTTTTCCTTTCTCTTGGCTGTCGGGGTTTGTGACCGTCTGCCTGACCGCATTAACGGGGTTTCCCCCGCCACTCTGCGTTAGCAAAATACTTTTTTAATTTCGTCCAATGTCTTTTTCTCTTCGGCGATGTATCTGTTCATTGCAACACAAACTATGGTGTTCGGATTGTCCGTAAGGCTTTTCACCGCATCGCAGAGCTGATGATAGATATTTATGTATACCCTCCTATCGTCGCTTACTGGTGGATATAGATTGTTCCATTCGTCTGCTTTCTTGCCGTATTCCATTTCGAGTACCGCTATTTTCAGGCTTTTCCAATCGTCTCTCATTTTCGTTCTCCATTCAATTCTTTTTATTTTTGGCTTTCCGCGACCCCTTGCGGGGTTTCGGCTGGTCGCTGTCCAGCTCTCATCAGGCGGAGGGGTTATTTCGCGATTTTCAAAATGTGCTTAATTGGCATATCTGCCTGCACACCCCAAAAAGTACCTATCTTATCTCCCGCTTTCCAAACGCTTACGTCGGCATAGCCGTGTCTTCTCCAAGCGTTTGTTGTCATTCCGCCGCTTATGCTTTTTGCTTGTCCATAGAGTTTTACAGCCGCTTCTTGATAATTGTTAGCTCTGGTCTTGTTTCCGTTTTCGTCAATGTAAGTTCTCATTTTGTTTCTCCTTGATTTTTTTCATTTTTTGATTTTGTTGTCGAGGTTTTGTTTCCCTCGCTGTGTCTATATTATAGCATACTGATAGCAGTATGTCAATAGGGAATGTTGCACAAAGATATGAGAGGGAATTTGTTGATTTTGCATACTGACAGCAGTATGATATATGTGATATAATAAGGAGAGAAAGAGGGGAGGTGAGAGACGTGGGAAAAACCTCGAGCGAGGTGAAAGACCGCTACAACAAAAAAGCTTACGACACTATCATGTTGCGCGTGTACAAGGGGCGCAAGGACATTATCCAGGCGGCGGCTGAGAGGACCGGACTATCGCTCAACGCCTACATCGTTAAGGCGATAGACCGACAGATGAGTGCGGACGGCTTTTCACAGGGCGGGGAGTAATCCCTGCTCTTTTTATTTGCTCACAAATCAAAAAAAGAAAAAAAGTCGAATTTGCGTATATTATAAAACTATAGTATTAATATATAATATAGTATCTATATTTATAGTATTACTATAGTACTATAGATATACTATATTTATAGTATCTTATAATATAGTTATTCCTATAGTTCTTTTTATATATACTCTCTCTTATACTATATTATTAAGACCGCTATTAAGTCTATAGATATACTATATTACATATATTCTTTCTTTTGGTTCTTTTCTTTCTTATTTTACAACTGTAATATTGCAAAAAAGGAATATCATGATATTTCTTTTTTTTATTTCGCCAAAATACAAAATATTTGTACAGCTGTTCGCCAAAATACAAAATTTTGATGGACGAATGTTTGACAAATCGGATAAAATGTGCTATAAGTGACACATAAAGTGATATTCGGCATTTGTGTACTTTATTTTAGACATTTGCCTAACTCCTACAATTTGGGTAGGAATTTAAAAAGGGGGTGGCAGAAATTGGGTCAACATTTGTTTGTAGCACAAGATGTGGGGCGTCCTAAAAAATTTACGCCGGACGAAATTGCAGAAAAGTGGGAGAAGTACAAGGCGAAATGCGACAACAACGTGAAAAGACGGCAGGTCACAACCACTACTATTGACGCCGACGGAAACAAAGTGAAAGAAACAACTGTTTCCGACGTGCTTGCCCCTCTCACCTATACGCAAGAGGGATTTTGCCTGTATCTCCCTCTCACATACTCCAGTTGGGTGCAGTACAAGGACGATGAGGATTATGAGGGCGTAATAGCGCAGATTGAGATTGACTGCAAAAACAACGTGAGAGGGCGTTTTGAGGACGGAACGCTCAACACACGGCTTGCCGGAATCTGGCTCGGACGCTATCCGGAGTACAGGACGCAGCAGGAGACTAAGATATCCGGCGGCGTTCCCGTCGTGATATCGGGAGAGGGCGACCTAAGTGACTGACGCGGCGGACAAGCTCTCTCGGGTGTATCTGCCGGACATTGTAGGGAGCGGATACGGTACGATGTGGCGTTCAAAATGCCGCTACGTCGCGATAAAAGGCTCTCGCCGCTCAAAAAAGTCGACAACGCAGGCTCTCAAGCTCATTTATCAGCTGATAAAATATCCTCTCTCAAACGCTCTTGTCGTGCGACGATACGCAAACACGCTCAAGGACAGCTGTTACACGCAGCTCAAGTGGGCTATTCACCGTTTCGGAGTGGATGAGTTCTTCAAATGTAAAGAAAGCCCGCTCGAAATCACATATATTCCCACCGGACAAAAGATATATTTCCGTGGACTGGATGATTCGCTTAAAATTACGTCAATCACGTGCGAGATTGGTGCTATATGCTGGCTCTGGTGTGAGGAGTGCTACGAGATAGAGGATGAGGACGAGTTCGACAAGTTGTGTGATTCGCTGATGGGCGACCTTCCCGACGGATATTTCCGTCAGATTTCACTCACTTTTAACCCGTGGAGCGAGAGCACATGGATTAAGCCGAGATTTTTCGATAATCCGTCTCCCGATGTGCTGGCGATTACGACCAACTACATGTGCAATGAGTGGCTGTCAGACGATGACAAGGCGGAGTTTGAGCGGATGCGGCTTACTCAACCGGCGCGGTACAGGGTAGCTGGGCTTGGCGAGTGGGGCGTTGACGGAGCGGTGTATTTTGAGGAGTTTGACCCCGATGTACACGTTATTCAGCCGTTCCCTATCCCCGATTACTGGCGGATTGAGAGAGCAATTGACTACGGTCTTGACGCTCTGGCTTGCCTGTATGTGGCGATTGACACCGAGGGCAACGCTTATGTTATATCAGAGGTGTACAAACACGGACTGATTGTTTCCGATGCCGCCGCCGCTATTCAACACGGCGAGCCGAGGTCACAGACGAGGTGGGTAACATACGCTCCGCCCGACTTATGGAGCAGGACAAAGGACACTGGACGCACAATTGATGAGATATACAGAGACTGCGGCGTGCCGCTCACAAAGAGCGACAACAACCGCATATCCGGCTGGATGCAGATACACGAGCGGCTAAAGGTAGTCGATGATGTAGACGGCGGCAAGACGGCGCGGATTAAGATATTCTCAAGCTGCAAAAATCTTATCAGGTGCATATCCACCATTAAGGCGGACGAGGACAACATCAACGACTGTGCTACAGAGCCGCACGAGCTAACTCATTTGCCGGACGCTCTACGCTATTGGTGCATCACACACGCCCGCATTCCCGCCGAACCCGACCGGAGAACGGAAGAGCAGAAGATGATAGACAGATACAAGGCTGAGGTCTTTGGGAAAAAGAAAAAAAGGAGAAGATGAGCAGTATGGCTGTAACGAAAAACAAGATAAATCACGCACGGCTGTGCATGATGGGCGGATGCCGCAACAAAAACACCGACCTCTACTCTAAGAGGACTGATGTGTTTAACGGCGGTCTGTACCTCTGTCCCGACTGTGCTAAGTCGATAGGGCTGTTAAGCGGTCTTGCAGAGCCGGCGGAAGAGACAGACGCGCAGAATGATAAGGAAAACGATGCTCCCGCAGTGCAGACTGTGCGCAAGACAAGGAGCAAGGCATGATATACGGACTGATATGCGCTGTGGTGGTGCTGTCAGTCTCGCTTGCGGCTGTGATGTACGACAATCTCCGCAAGGACAAGATGATTGAGCGGCTTATCTCCGACAAGTGCGGACTTCCGCCGGAGAGACGCGGGAAGACGGGAGTTATATCTCCATACCGCAAAAAGCCGAGAGACGGAGGTGGTAGTACATGAGTTTGCTTGATTTATTCCGCGGCAAACCGAAAAACAAGCCCGACCCGCCGAACATACCCGTAGACCTCGATGAGAAGGGGGAACGGATATACTACGAAGACGTAGTAGACGGGATAAAGCAGGAGCTTGAGAGACGGCGAGACGAAAGAGCGCGGTACGAGTTGCAATGGACGCTGAACGCCAACTTTATGGCGGGACATCAAAACTGCGACATTGACGTGTACAAAAACGTCATTAAGGACACGGAGAGGGAGACCAAAGCCGACAAGGAGAGACGAGTTTACAACCGCATTGCTCCGCTGATGGAGACGCGTCACGCCAATCTCGGCACGGTCAAGTATCAGATGATTGTCAATCCGCGCTCACCGGAAGCCGACGACGTGGAGAAAGCGAAGACCTCAACGAAACTGCTTGAATACTGCCAGTCGGTGACGGACTTTAAGAACAAAATTGACAAGCTGATATCGTGGTGCGAGTTATGCGGCACTGCATTTACCTTGTCTTGGTGGGATGCGGAAATCGGAGAGGTTGTCGGAAAAGGCACTGTGACGCGAATGAACGCGGACGGCGACACTGTTGCAGAGGAAAAGCCTGTCATGTCGGGCGACATTGCTTTCGGGCTGATATCGCCGTATGAAGTGTTTCCGTTTTCGCTCACGGTTGAGGAAATCGAAGACCAGCACGACGTTATCATAGAGCGCGTGCTTGATGTCGGCGAGATATACGACCTCTACGGAAAGAAATTTGACGGGGAAGAGATTGAGAGCTACATACTAACTCCGCTCCCGAACGGCACGACAGGTCACGGCAGCTCTTACACCTCTTACGGCATGACGAAAACGACGCGAGAAAACTGCGAGAGAGTGATAATGTACCTCGAGAATCCGTCAAAAAGCTATCCGATGGGACGGCTTATCACGGTTATCAAGGACGAGATTGTATATTACGGTTCACTCCCTGCCGGTGTATTCCCGCTCGTGGCGATTAAGTCAAAGCCTGTATCGGGACAGTTCTTCGGCAAGTCCGTTATACAAGACTTGATTCCTCTACAAAGGTCGTACAACGAGAACTACAACAAGATACAGGACTTTATTGACACTGTGGCGAATAATCCGTGGCTTGTGCCGTCCGGTTCTCTCATAGACCCCGACACGGACGAGGACGCGGACGAAATCACGATGGAAGCGGGTTCCGTGCTTGTGTATGACCCTTCGTTCGGCAAGCCGGAGATAGTAGACTATCCCGAACCGCCGTCAATCGTGTATTCGATGCTTGACAGGCTTTCGTCTGATATGGAATACACGGCTGGTGTATCTCAGCTTATGGTAGTCGGTGCGGCTCCGTCCGGCGTAACTTCCGGCACTGCGATTGACAACCTGCGGCAGATAGATTCAACTCGTATGTCGCTTACTGCTGACAGCATACGCGGCGGTGTGCTTTCGATGGCTCGTGTATGGCTCATGCTCAACAAGGAGTTCTCAAGCGGTTATCGCGTACTGATGATAGCCGGACAGGACGAGATAGGCGGAGTTTACACATGGTGTTCGGAGGATATCAACTCGTATGACGTGGATTTTGCCGCTGAAAACGAGCTAAGGCACTCCAAAGACCAAAAGAGACAGGATTTTATAGCGGCTCTTAATGCGGGACTTCTTACGGGAGACGACGGACGTATTGACAAGCGTTTTATTGAGCAGGGACTTGATTTATTTGACCTGCGAGACGCGCCGTCCTCATACTCCGAAGTGGATTTACAGAGGAAGAACGCGAACCGCGAGAACGCATACCTCGAAAGCGGCGTAATACCCGAGAGATTTATTTACGACGATGATGCAATACACATCGAAGAACACGTTAAATATGCTCTCGGCTCGGATTACAGACAGCTAATGAAGCGCGCGCCGGAATACTGCAAGATGTTTGACGCGCACATAGAAGACCACAAACAGAATCTTGCAAGACAGCAGCAGGCGGCAGAACAAGAAGCAATGCAAAAGGCTATGGCTGCTCAGACACTACAACAGAAAGGTGAATTAAAATGAACGAACGCGACGAAAACGAATATCAGTCACTTAACGATGTACTTGACGCCGGATTTGCCCGTGTAGCTGCGGAAGAAGCGGCTGCCGATGATGCACAAGCTCAGGCAGATGCAGACGCACAGGTTATGGCTGACGAAGCCGCGGCTGTCGAAAACGCACAGTCTACAGATACCGCCGACGCTGCGCAGGCACAGGAAACAATACCGACTGCAACTGAACAGACACAGATTCCGGCACAAGACCCACAGACTGCCATGATAAACGAACTAAGAGCGCAGAATCAACAGCTCACAGAGCAGATATCACAGCTTGTGCAGTCGCTCGGACAGTCACGACAGGCGGTGCAGGAGCAATCACAAATTGCCGAAGAAGCTGCCAATCAGGCGGCAACAATAACGCTTCCTCAGCTCAACATTAACGAGCTTCAGTATATGTCTCCCGACGAACAGGCACAGGCGCAGAATCAATATCAAGTTGACATGGCGAACGCTCTCCGTGAGATGATTCGCCAGGAGATGATGACGGAAATGCAGCCCGTGCGCGACGACTACGAAGCGAGAACGCGTGAAGCTGCTGTATCGGCGGCGAAAGACCAGATTTACAATGACCCGAGATTCCCCGATTTCCGCGAACACGATGCGGAGATTGACAGCTTTATAGGCTCTATGCCGGAGTTTAGCTCGATGGAACCAGGAAGAGCGAGACTTCTCGGCGGTCTTATCAATCGCGGGCTGAGGTCAGACCCTAACAAGACTATGACGACAGATGAACTTGTATCGGCGGTAATGGCGAACCCTGACGCTCAAAAGGCACTCGAAATCAGGCGTGCGCAGAACATACAAAAGCAAAATGAAAACCTGCCTAAAATGACTGCTTCTCAGGGCATGACCAACGCCGCGGCAGTTCCGGAACACAGACCCCAGACAAAGGAAGAACTCTTCTCTAACGTCGACAAATACTGGGGCAGATAAAATCATTCAAGAAAAGGAGATTTATTAAATGGCTAATCCCAGAACACAGGACCTCAACAATATTCAGAACATACTCCTTAACGAGTATCTTCCGTTTCTGAACAACGCGCTGAATGTTGACCCGTCAATCTTCATGCAGAAGATTAAGAAGGGCACTCTTGATGCTTCTATGGGTCAATTTGGCGCGAGAATCGGTATCGGCGGCGGCTTTGGTATGAGCGGCGAAGGACAGGACACTCCCGACGCACACGCTCCGCTTTACTCTAAGCTCAATTACACCACAAAGGACGCGTACAACGAGCTTCGTATTTCCAACAAGGCTATTCAGCTCGGCAGAAGCGCAAAGTCGGCTATGATTGACGCGGTAAAGGACGAGATGGACGCATCATATGAAGCGTGCGCATGGAACGTCGGCAGAATGCTTTTCGGCAACGGTTCAGGTAAGCTTGCGACCATTTCCGCAGCAGCTACTTCCGCAAAGGCTTCTCATGTTGTAAACGACACCTCTTATCTCATGGAAGGTCTTACTTGCGACATTTACGAGAGCGGCGGCACTGTCGCTAAAGCAGGAGTACAGATTAAGGCTATCGACCACTCCACAAAGACAGTTACCTTCGACACCACATTCACTTGCGGTGCAAATGCGGTTATCTACACGCAGAATTCCAAGGATAGAGAGATTACCGGTCTCGGTACTATTTACGATTCCGCTATCACTTCAATCTACGGTCTGACAAAGGCTGATAATCCGTGGCTTAAGCCTCTCACTTACTCTTACACAGTAACTGCCGCGAAGACAGAAGAACCCGACGATGTTCTCATCAACAAGGCTATTCAGGATTCCGAGAGAATGAGACGCGGCAAGATTGACCTTATCATGATGGGCGACACCCTCTATTCCGACTTCCTCAACTACCTTAAGTCCTCAAATACTCAATATGTAACCAACAACAACTACCGCAACGGTTTCGCTTCAATCAAGATTGTTTACGGCAACAGAGAGGTTGATGTTTACAACGAGAGATTTGTTCCGGCTTCTAAGGCGTGGGGCGTTGACACATCTCAGTTTGAACTCAGACAGACCGGATGGGACTTCATGGCTTACCAGGGCGGCGGTATTTTCAACCTCATGGAAGGCAAGTCCGTATACCGTGCTTGCCTTGCAAACTACCTTGAACTCATTTGCAAGAACCCAGGGACTTGCATTGAAATCGAAAGAAAGACCGAATAATCTAACCCATGCATAAAGCAGAAGGGGGCAGGGACAGTCCCTACTCCCTTTTCTGTTTGCGTATAATTCTACAAAGGAGGAACGATTTGAACGTAAAGGATTTATATGATACAGTCACTCTTACTTCTGATTGTTCTCATAATACTTTCCTCACTCATCTCGACACGACTATAAACTACCTTGTCGGGAAATACGGTGTGTCGAAAGTTATACAAGGCGGCGCGGGATATCAGCGACCGAGAACAGTCGACACGGACATACCGATATACGACGAATACAGAGCCGCCATTTGCGACAACCTGTTATATCTCATCACGGGAGACAGCGACAGAAAGACCGATTTTGTGAACGAAGCGGACTTTGCTTACAAGGCTGTGTATGCACGAAGAATGAGCAGAAAACGACTGCTTGACGGAGGGTATTTCCATGTATGACAGCGGAGTAAAGTGTTCCGATTTCATTAATTCGATAATCGGAGAAGCGGATATTTCGATAGAGATTCAATCTGATTCGTGGTACAGATGGCTTAATACTGTCGAGCAGTTCATCTACACCGAAATACTTGACGAATATGCTTCCGCAGAGATTGACTATGCTTCCGATTCGGTGATGTTATCGACGCTTACAGTCCCTTCCGGCTGTGCTTCCGTTACCTATGACGATGTTATAGCGGTTTATGCCGACGGAGTGCAAGTTGAGAAAAGCGGTATAAAGGGCGTGATGAACTTCTCTGACAAGAATCTGTACTACACAGACTACAACGGGAATCTTGTGCTAAGTCTCACGGAAGTGCCGTATAAAATTACGGTTATATACCGTCTCCGACCAATAATGAAGACGGAAACAGGCAATCAAAACGTTGCAGTTCCGACGGAATTTCTCGACATGGTATCGGCGAGACTGCGCGGAGAAGCGTACAAAATCGCGAACGAGGACGGACTTGCCGGAAAGTGGCTTGCAGACTACAACACACAGCTTGAGAGCTTCAAGGTTTGGGCGGAAAAGCGTAATAAAAGATACGGAGGTTAACGCATGGCAAAAGACAACAACGAATTTGTCTATGGTGCGCAGTACATACCGTCCGGCGAAAGCAAGTCACGCGTTATCCGTTGGAATTTCGGCGGTTTAAACCTAACAAACGATATTGATACGGGACAGCTCACAGGGGCGAGCGGAGTTATTGTAGACCCGCCGGAGATTAAAGCGGTTTTAAAACAAAAGGAGTACAAGACATATACAGAACCGATATCAATTCACGGATTCGGCGACGTGCTTCTTGTGATATACCGCTCCGGCGGAAAGATAAAGGCTGACTACATTAAACCAGGCAATATTAAATACACCGGAGAGATAGGCACGGCGAAAGAAACAGGCGAGGATTTTACTGAAAGATACGCAGTTCAGTTCAATGTCGCGTCGAATACCGAAAATATAGCGGCGTCAATGTATGTGAGGAAGATTCTTATATATCCAGACCGTGTTTCGATGGACTTCAACATAACGTCCAACTTTCAGACTGCATCTCTCGGTGAGACATATCCGCCGATAAAATATGCTTCCGTATACTGTTCAAGGCTGTTCGGTGTGAATGATGACCTTGTATATGCTTCTTCATTCAACAATTATGCCGATTTCGACCTTGACACAGCTGATGAAAGCAGTTCCGCCAATGCGTGGGTGTCAATGTCGCAGTCCAATGTAAAAGCTGACGGCAAGTTTACGGCTATAGCGACATACGCAAATCACGTTGTGCTGTTCAAAAAGGACTTCATGCAGCTTGTTTACAACAACAAGAATCCGTTCCGCATAGTTGACGTAGGCTCTTACGGCTGTGACAATCCGTATGCGCTGACCGAATGCGGCGGCGTGCTGTATTTCGCGTCCGGTGAATCGGTGTATTCATTCACGGGCGGTATTCCGAAGAAGATAAACGGAGAACTCGGACGGATGAATCTTGACGGAGCTGTGTTCGGCTCGTACAAAGACCGTGTGTATATGCAGATTTCAGACGGACTTTATACCTACAAGAGCGGCGTTTGGTCTAAACTCAACCCAGACAACAACATAAAGCAGTTCGCAACCACATCATGGGGAATTGTCGCGCTTTGCAAGGACGGCAAGATTAGAATAATCGACTATGACGAGGACGCTTTCAACAACGCCGGAGGAAACGCGGAGAATGAACTCGGTGGAAAAGAGTATGAAAGCGACTGGTGGTTTGAAACCGATTTCTTTGCTGCCGGAAGAATTGATGTTCGCAGAATCAAGAAAATATCCGTTCTATGTGATATCGCAAGTGGAGCAAGCGTGAGAGCGTATTTAATGCGTCCAGAGGATAAATACACTACCACAACAAAAGCCGTCTTAGAATCGTCTGTAGGCGGTCGTAGACTAATGCGGCGCATGATAAGAATGACTTCCTGCTATATGCATAAGATGAGAATAGCGGGAAGCGGAGACGTAAAGATACTTGCTATAGAGCTGCTTCTGTCATGGGGAGGGGATGTTTTCAAAAATGAGTAATTATCTTGGAGCGAATGTTCCCGAAAAAGAGAGACAAGCACAGAAACAAACAAGCGGAAGAGAGAATGACCGTTTCAAACAGCTTGAAAATGAACTTGCGGCGATAAAGGAACAGCTCGCCATACAGAACAGAGACAACCTTGACGCTATGTACAACATAGGCATGGACAATCTCGATGACAATATGAAGCGGCTCATATCAGAAACAGGCAATTCCATAGCTTCTATCATAGTCAAGACTAATGAAAACTCGGCTTCAATCAAGGCTTTTGCCGAATGGAAAAACGGAACGGGAACGGATTCACTCGCCGGATTTGTGGCGAATGCAACTAAGGATTTTGCTACTATATCAATGCTTGCCCAGTACACCACAACAGACGAAGTGAACGGGCTTATCTCGAACGCAAAGGCAGGTATTATATCTGAAGCACGTCAAGGGATGGCTACAATATCAATGCTTGCAAGCTATACTACGACAACGGATGTAAACAACCTCATAAGTTTGGCAACTGCGGGTATTGTTGCGGAAGCACAAGAAGGCATGGCTACCGTTTCGATGATAGCGAATGTCACCGACGCGACGACTGGCAAAGTCACGGCGGCATCTATTGTCACTGCGGTGAACAATAGCGAAAGCTCTGTAGTAATAAAAGCTGACAAAATCAATCTCGATGGTTATGTCAAATTCTATTCCAAGGATTCAGCAGGCAACACAACCATCCGTGGAAGCACAATTACTTTAACTGCCGATAAATACGGTAATTCTGAATCTGAAATAGAATTCATGAATTATAGCTCGTATTATGATGACGATTTTGTAATGGCAAGAATCTTAACTCGTGACAACGGCGCTTCTTCCCCAGATGAAGAGCGTCGGGCTTTGGTTATAAAAACAAACAATCCGCATTTTGAGACAAACTCAAGAGAGAATGTGGCGTTCAAAGTCGAAGCGAAAGGTTCGATTTCGCTCGAAAGCGCGAATGGTATGATATTTGCAAAAAGCCTTAGCGATATACTAATGATGGCATCAAATGGCATTATAAGACTTTCTCCGGCTTATTATAGTGGCGATGTATCACTGAACAGCGGAGAGTACTCCTTCTGCGCAGATGGCATTTATTACGGCTCAATAAAAATAGTAGATAACACAAAAGCGGTGTGATAAAAGGAGAACGAAATGGACACAAAAGAAAAGATTAGCGAATGCAAGACGATGATAGACGCGGCGTTTCAAGGGATTAACAAAATGACAGTCACAGGAGTTACCGGCTGTACGACTGTTTCTGCGATTGCGGACTGTCTTGTAAAGGCGTACAAACTGGCAGAGGAAATCGAAACGGAGGTAGACGATGCCGGAAATAAAGACGATAAGGGCGAATGAGTACGCTCTTGAACCCGAAGAGATAGACGGCGGCACAAGCGGTTCTTTCGGCGATATCAAGCTGTCGTTCGAGTTCTCCGATGGGTGGAAAGACCTGTCGAAAAAGGTTGTATTTCATCCCGTGCGCGGTGCTCCTGTCGAGGTTCTTTTGCTTGATTCGACAAGCGAAATAGACGTTCCTCCGGAAGCTACGGCTGTATCGGGAGTTGCGCATTTCGTTTTGTGCGGATATGTCACCGACAGCGACAATGTAACGCGAAACATTATATCCCTACCAGGCAAAATCAATGTCAAGCCCACATACAAGGCTAAGGGCGGCAACACGAAGAAAGTCACGAAAGACAACTTCTCTCAGCTTCTCGGCGCGGTGAAGGGCGAGATAAACAACGCCATTGAGGACGCTGTAGCAAGCGGTGAGTTCAAGGGCGACGACGGAGTTACACCGCACATAGGTACAAACGGAAACTGGTATATAGGCGACACCGATACGGGAATATCAGCGAAAGGAACAAAAGGAGACAGCGGTATAACTCCGCACATCGACGATAACGGAAACTGGTATATAGGAACGACGGATACAGGGATATCGGCAAAGGGCGTAAAAGGAGACCCTGGAAAAAACGGCAAAGACGGAGACAGCGGCGTATTCGTGAGCGAAACGGAAAGCGCGACACCTCCAGAAAGTGCCAATGTATGGGTGGTTATTGCTCCGACAGGCGAGCAGACTTACATACTTGTTCCCGACAAACTGAGGTACGTAAACGGCAGACTGCAACTTATGTGTGGGGACGAGACTGTTGGAGACCCTGTTATAATAGGTTCGGGAAGCGGTGGAACAGGAGCGGACGGCGTTACATTCACTCCTTCGGTAAGCGCGGACGGTGTTATCTCATGGACGAATGACGGCGGCAAGGACAATCCCGCTCCCGTGAATATCAAAGGCAATTCCGGCACTGACGGTGTTGGTGTCCAATCTGTTGTGCAGACAACAACGTCTACGGCTGACGGTGGTGACAACATAATCACTGTTACGCTGACAAACGGAAATACCGCTACATTCACAGTCAAGAACGGTTCAAAAGGCTCTGACGGCTCGTCTGCTACGGTTACGGTTGATTCCGCTCTTTCCGATTCTTCAACCAATCCCGTTCAAAACAAGGTTATCAAAGTGGAACTTGACAAGAAGATTGAGACTGTACCGAGTGCGGGTGCTGATGTTATCGGAGGTATCAAGGCTGATGATGCCACTGCCACCGATACTCAACCTGTCAGAAAAGGCACGGACGGAAAACTGTATACTGCTCCTGCGTCAGGCGGCACGACTATTACGGTTGACAGCGAGATGAGCGACACTTCGACTAATCCTGTTCAGAACAAGGTTGCAAAGGCTTATATGGACAAGTTTAAAGCGACGGTAAGAACAGCTAATATAGGCACAACATGGACTGGTAGTGAAGCTCCGTACACGCAGACACTCAGTGTTCTCGGAGTTGCGGCAGACAGCGTAGTTGACATTTTCCTTTCATCCGACGCTACTGCTTCTCAGGTCGCGGAGTATGGAAAGCTGAATTTACAGGATGGTGGTCAGAGCGCGAAGAGTATAACGCTTAAGGCTTTCGGGACGAAAAACACAGCTACAATTCCGATAAAGATAATTATACGAGGTGAACCGTAATGCCGATTTTGATTCACGGAAGTTCTAAATCGCTGAATCTCGAAGAAAGAACTGTGCGTTCCACAACCACCACACAGGTGATTACACCGAGCGAGGGATATGACGGTATAGGTGAGGTTACAGTTAATCCGCTGAGACTGCAAACCAAAAGTGTCAACCCCTCAACGAGTGAACAGACAGTAGAACCGGGTGCGCTTTATGATGGACTCGGCAAGGTTACAGTTGGGGCGGTGGCTACGGCTACACAAGCTACTCCGAGCATTTCAATCAGTACACGTGGTTTGATTACTGCTTCCGCAACGCAAAGCGAAGGCTATGTTTCTGCCGGAACGAAGAGTGCAACTAATCAAATGACGACGCAGAACGGGAAGGATGTTTATCCCGGCACTACAAGACAGTTGGTAGTGCCAGCGTGGCGATACACTATTGGCAACATATATGTTAACGGAGATTCAAATCTGACTGCGGGTAACATAAAGAAGGGCGTTTCAATTTTTGGAGTTGCCGGAAGCTATGAGGGAACGTCAAGTAACGGCGACGAAAAAGTGAAGGTGTTTTCTGGAACTGTAGACCCGTATTCAACGAGTAGATTGAGCATTGATTTGCCCGAAAATGTTTCCGAATACTCTCTTAAAATGGTTGCAATTGCAATGACTAAATCCGATGCTAACGCTTCGGCGGACGGGTTAATCAGCTATAGCAGGTTTCCAGAAAGTGCTGCTGCAGTAGCCGTTGGTGGAGTATATGGCAGCAACTATGACGAGTTTCTGATATATGGAAGCAGCAATGTCAGCGAAATAACATCAAACACGGCATTTGTGTTGTCAATATCATCAACGAATAGCTATCGCAAGTTCAATACTGGTGCGCAATATAATTACCTGCTTGTCTATAAGTCAAATGAAATAGAAGTTGTCTGGCCAGATGAGATATTTTATAACTAAAGGAGTGATTTTAGACAAATGCCGAAAATAGAAAAAGACCTGCTCAAAGTGAAGGGTTCGGATGGGCAGTGGCATTATATCCCTGCTGTAGGTGGCGGTGACACCCCCACATGGGAGACGGTGCAGAACAAGCCGTTTTCCACGCTCGGCGGCGGGCTGGAGGTGGACGAAAACGGCGTGCTGTCCGCGGAGGGGGGCGGCTCGGCTGAAGACATACAGAACGCGGTAAACAAATACCTCGACGAAAATCCGGTGCGCGTAAATATCGCGACCACGGAAAAAGCGGGCATTGTCACTGTCGGAAAAAACTTATCAATCACGGAAGACGGCGTTTTGTCAGTAGATACTACCGATAGCGCCGAGCAAGACAACACCAAACCTATCACATCGGCGGGG